TGTATATTTAGTTTTTGCTTTTGCTGTAGAAGTTGAAGTACTTGTACTTGTTGAAGTACTTGTACTTGTTGAGGTACTTGTACTTGTAGATGTGCTAGTACTTGTGGAAGTACTTGTTTGAGTATTAGTTAACGTAGGAGTAGAAGTACTTGTACTTGTCGAAGTGCTTGTTTGCGTATTAGTTAAAGTAGGTGTACTTGTACTAGTTAACGTAGGAGTAGAAGTACTTGTACTTGTCGAAGTGCTTGTTTGCGTATTAGTTAACGTAGGTGTACTTGTACTAGTTAACGTAGGAGTAGAAGTACTAGTTTGAGTATTACTTAACGTAGGCGTAGAAGTTAACGTAGGCGTAGAAGTACTTGTACTGCTGTTAGTAGGTGTCTGAGTTTGTGTTCTGGTTTGCGTTAACGTAGGAGTTGAAGTTAACGTAGGTGTAGAAGTACTACTATTAGTAGGTGTCTGCGTTTGTGTTCTGGTTTGTGTCTGCGTTAATGTAGGCGTCGCAGTTAAAGTAGGTGTACTTGTACCGGTAGGAGTAGGGGTAGGAGTAGAGGTTGGGTTGTTACATCCTATAAAGCTACCTGTACTATAAAAGTACTTATTGACTGGATTAGGTGAGTCTATTGAAAATATATCTATACGGTATACGTTATTAAACGTAGGTATCTCTACTCCATATGGAACATACGTTCTAGAAGTATCAGAAGAACAAGTTACTGCGTAACTAGATGTATAAACCGGACTTCCAGATACGTCTAAATATACCTTAGCTGTTAAATTTACTTCGTTAAATAATGGAGATTCTGTACTCCCCGATCTGCCGACTACATAAAATCCGTATAATGTATTTGTAGGAGGATTAGAAGAAAGACATATTTCCTCTATATCTAAAGACATAGATTTAGCTCTATTGTAAATGAACACGTCACTAGACCCCCAGGGTACTAGAGGTGAATAGTATCCGTTATCTGCTTCTACAGTACTAGCTGTATTAAAATTACTTGAGTATAAAGTAAAGTCTGATACGTTATAAAAGTCGTTTGCATAACTAGCAGTAAGGAAGCCTCTCTTTATAAAATTCTGTCCGTAAATAGTAGTTGTATCAAAACTAGAAGTAGCAGTATATAAATTAACTACGGAGTTTAATTCAGTTATTGAACTAGCATATGCGTACCAATTGCTAGTCTTATTTAAATCAGTCGTAGTTAAAAGAAAAGAACTTCCTGAGGTATTAGTTACAGCAGTACTACTAGCTGAAGGCATATTGTATATGTCGACTACTGAACCGCTTCTTATTTCGAAGAATTTGTTATATTGATTAGAGCCAGATATAATCGATCCAGTCACACAATAGAATCCGTTTAATACTTTAGTCCCCCCTAGAGCATCAGAGTAAACAGATGTACCTGTTACTAAGCCTAAAGAGCTAGTATTAGGAAAGTAAATTTGAGTAGCACTAGGATTACTTTCTAATTTTAGAGTATGAGTAAATGTAGCTACGAAGATACCTAAATTACTACCGGATAAAGGTTGTGCATAATTAAAAGAACCAGTAGTTAAGTCAGACATAGCACTATATAACCCACTAGCGAATGTATTAGCTTGGGCTGAACTACTAAAGCTAAAGGATGCACTAGGGTCTAAGTTTAAAAATATTTTACCTGGTACAATCTCCATTTGGCTGTTAGGTAGTAATGTTATACTACCACTTACCTTCCCACTATAAAATACACTTGAAGCAGTAACATATGCGTCAGGTTCCCCCGAAGTATACGGTAATAAAAGTAAACTATCTATTCTAGTTACTAAAGTAGGATCATCTGCCTTTAGTGAATATTCAAAGCCCGTTACTATTTCTGGGCTTTCAGAAGTTAGAGTTATAGTACTTGATAATTCCTTAGTCGTAACTACACCACCGGCTTGTTGATAAAAATATACTCCATCACAATAAAACCCGTTATTAGTCGATTCGACAATAGAAGTAGTATCGCTACATGCACCTTGAGGTCCGTAAATGGAAAGACCTTCTGTTGTTATCCCATAGGGGGAATAACCGTCCTGTACGCAAAAGGAAATAGATTCATTAGAGTCTACAGAGTATGAAACCTCTTGCGTCTTTCCACAAGGTACATAGTATACGTAGACAGGCCACTCATTTGTATTAAAGAATGTATACGTTTGACAAGTAGCCCCTGGGTCAGGAGCTGTTGAAACATTTCTTCTTTTTAACGTATTACCAGTATTAATATAAGGAGTTGCTGTATAGTGCTTTATAAAGTATTTACACTCTTCTATAGCTGTAAATGTTTGGCTTTCAAAAAACTTATAGATTAACTCTATTCCAGATACTATAGCGTAAAATGCTGCTAGATATCCTAATCCTGTAAAAACAGCAGCTGCTAGATCAGCTAATTTAGCTGCAGCAGTCTTTACTAATAACGTAGATACTTGCTCTACTACTTTTACTCCAATCTGCAAAGGCCCTCCAGGGAATAGCCTTACGCATTCGTATACAGTTTGATATACTATTGTCTGAACTATATTAGTAGAGGCAGCTTGTGCTAAAGTAACACCTAAAGCTGCTGATGCTTTAAAAGATAAAAAGGAAGTTAAAGCTGCTAACCCAAAAGGTATTCCTATTGAAGATAAGAAAGATAAATCTATAGAAAATCCGTCGAATACTGAAGAACTAAAGCCTGTTCTTACTCCGTAAGTTAACCTTAAAAGTGCATGTCTTATTCCTGTTAAAGGGTAGAATTTCTTTTCTGAGAATACATATTTAGTAAAGAAATTATCGTTAGATAATTGCTTTGTAGAAGCGTGGTACCCTAAAAGAAATTTATACCTTGAAGGTCTAGTTAAAGAAGATATAGTATGTACTTCCGTAATTATACCTAGCTTAGTAATCAAGGGATTAGCGCATGCATCTACTCCATCATCATTATTTTGTAAAGTAGTAGGCCCTATTATTACTTCTTTTTGTGAATAAGGAGATACGCCAAACAACTTACCTAAAAAAGATTGACTAAAAGCAGATGCAGAGAATATATAGTAAATAATTACCCCAAATGCTCTATTGAAAGGCCCCCCTACCTTAAATACTTTTCCTTCGCTACCATAAGAATAGTAATACTGGAAAGCTGGATGACTGAATTCTGCTGTTGCCCATACTCGTTTGTTTTCTGACCATGTGTTAATAGCATGTCTAGAATATAACTTTGTAGTTAAGGTAGGGCTATTAGCTGAGTCATAAGGGGAATAAACATGAAGACCTGTTGTATAGCTGTACAAAGGATTAGCACAATCATACTCCACTACAAAGTTATTACCGGATAAAGAAGTAGAGTTACCTATAGTGGTTTCTATATTTAAAAACTTGGTAGTATTTTCGCGATTAGAGTTTACTATTACATAGATTCTCTTCTTAACTCCGTTGGTTAGTTTATAGTCAAAACCGTAACCCAGCCCTTTAGGAAAAGGAATAAATAAATCATCTAAATCGGTCCCTACAGCAATAGCAGATTCATTATCAGTAGAAAAAGAAATACCTGCAAAACTAGCACCTCCATTATAAGTTACATCAAATATTACATACCCGTAGTCTGTTGTTGTTAAGTCTAAAGGTATAGATATGTTTGCGTATAAAATTCCCTTAGTATACGTATATGAATTATTTATACCTGCTGATAAAGAAGTAGCATAGCTTGGCTTAGCATCTACGAAATTAGAAGCAAAATAATTAAGCGTTTTAGAATGACTTAAGGGCATAATCTATTTTTTATCAAAGGCAACTAATTGGTAAATTGTCGCAGCTACCTGAATAAGTAGGAATACCGCTTGCCAATATAAATATTGGAGGATTACTTATTGTTGTATCTGTTATAGGTTGTTTGTAGAATCCGTTAGAAGTGGTTCCAGTAAGTAAACTAGAAGAGTACCAAGTAAGGGCTGTTATATCTCCTTTAGAACTACTATAAGCAGATTTATTAAAGTATACTATACTAGATGTAGGACAAGTACTACAAACTACATTTAAATCGCTAGTAGATAAAGCCGAACCTGAAATGTTATAATAACAGAATTCTTTCGTTACTACATCGACGACATTAAATATTGCATAAATTGTTGTTGAATATCTTAAATTATACGTAATAGACGATAAAGAAGATATAATATCAACCGTTCCTGGAGTGTTAGACCATGCTATAAAGGTTGTTGTTCCTAGTGCTGTAGCTGATAATCCGTGGTTCGAATCATATGAGCCGGATAAGGTAAAGGAGCTAGTATACTGGGTGGGGTTAGAGGCTGTTACATAACCTTGAGAGTTATACGTCAAATAAGTAGGTTCAACTGTTAACGTATAGTCGCTACATTGAGTCTGTGCTCCTCTATAAAATATTCCAGTTTCATCTCTTACCCAAGGGTCTATATAATCTAAAGCTGTACTAGCAGAGTAAGATGATGCAGAGGTAGGAGCAGTCCAATTTAAACCTGCATCTAAACTATACTCATAAGGAGGTAAACCGCCAACTACGTTAATAGTTGCATTACCCCCAGTACAGTCTACTGAAGTCCCTGATATCCTCAGAAAATTAATAGGTGCTGGGCTAGATGTAGTCGGTGTTGGTGTTGATGTAGGTGTTCTAGTATTGGTAGCAGTTTGAGTTTGGGTATTAGTACTTGTTAACGTCTGTGTAGGCGTTTGCGTACTAGTACTTGTTACTGTAAGTGTTGGAGTCTGTGTACTTGTAGCTGTTACCGATTGAGTAGGCGTTTGGGTATTGGTACTTGTTAAAGTTTGAGTAGGAGTCTGTGTACTAGTACTTGTTAGCGTCTGTGTAGGTGTTTGCGTATTCGTACTTGTTAACGTCTGTGTAGGCGTTTCGGTATTAGTGCTTGTTAACGTTTGAGTAGGAGTCTGTGTGTTTGTACTAGTTAACGTCTGTGTAGGAGTCTGGGTACTAGTACTTGTTAACGAAGGGGTTTGAGTCTGTGTAGACGAATTTGTTAAGGTAGGAGTAGATGTTAACGTAGGAGTACTTGTACTACTATTAGTAGGTGTTTGCGTAGAAGTTAACGTAGGAGTAGATGTACCGCTATTAGTTGGGGTTTGCGTACCAGTTTGAGTATTTGTTTGAGTAGCAGTAGTCGTCAACGTAGGTGTCGATGTTAACGTAGGCGTTTTAGTACTCGTATTCGTAGGAGTCTGTGTAGCTGTTTGACTATTAGTTTGTGTTTGTGTTTGACTATTAGTACTTGTTAAAGTAGGTGTAGCAGTACTACTATTTGTAGGAGTCCTAGTACTAGTAGGAGTCTGAGTAGGAGTAGGTGACTGTGTTCTAGTAGCTGTTACTGAAGGAGTCTGTGTCTGTGTTGTTGTTAACGTAGGGGTAGAAGTAGGACTAGGGCTAGCACATCCCGGGTCTTGTGCCAAAGCACAGTAGTATATATCGTTAGTTACATATATTAAGCCTGCTGAGTAGAATATGTTTCCTACAAAGGTACCGCTTACATAAGCCTCATAAATAAGGTTAGTATCTAATAATGCACTCCCAGTATAGTTTGCTAGGTTGTAACTACCTGTTCCGAATTTAGCATCTAAATAAGGTACAATATCAAATAAGTTACCGTTACCATCATCTAGAATATAATACGATTTATCATCAGGCTCTATAGCAAAACTTTTTCTAGCTATTCCTTCCCCGAAATATATCTGAGGTACGGAAACTGCTACTACTTTTGCAGCCGATGCACTACTAAATAATCTATAGTTATAATCTAAAGAGCCAGAAGTAGCAAAGGATTGATTATACGAATCGTAAATATTAGCTATCGAAACGCTAGAGCTATCAGTAGCGTCTGCAAGCATTCCGTAAGTCTGTGAAGATAATGGTTCGTAGACTGATTGTGAATAAGCTGATTGTGCGTAGTATAACTGATAAGCAGAACGGTAAAACAAAGATAAAGTATTGTCACCACTTGCTGTTACCGCAAAGTTTTTAGCTATTTCAACAGCTAATCCACTCGCAGTAAATTCACTATCTGCTATCTTAAAAGATTTCTGTAGCCCATAGGGCAATACAGATGTGTCGGAAATCTTTAAAGGTTTTACCGCAGAACTCATTCTCTATATAAGTTTATATTACCAGTTTAGCTTAACCTGTATTAAAGCTTCTTTAGTAAAGTCTTTTACTAAAGGCTTTGATAATTTTGCTACAGCTAAAAGATCTCCTGCAGAATTATATAGTCCAATCGTTGTAATATATGTTTGTGGGAAGTTAATTAACGATGAGTATAATAAAGCTCCACTACCGCTAATAATCGATGGATTTGTTGTATAGTTAAATGCTTGGTTAGGAACCCTTATAAATACATAATCAGATGATACAGTTTCTAGACTGTTTAATGAAAATGAGGCTGAATAAGAAGTTGAACCAGATATTGAGTTATAAAGAACTACGTTATTAGGTGCCAATGTACCGTTAGATTCCGTTACAGCTAAACTAATTCCTCCAGATGCAGGAGCCAAAGATAATGCTCTAGGATTTAAAATGATTGTTCCAATATCCGGTAGGTAAAGACCATAAGAACCAGAAGGTGTTTGTCCTTTAGTTGCTGTTGGGGATGCTGTAGGGCTTAGTAAAGTAGCAGTACCGTTACTACCGCTTACAATAGTAAATGCTCTCCCGCAATCTAAATAAGTTACTGTAGATACATCATTACTGTTATCGGTTAACCAAAGTTGAGTTGAACCAGAAACTAATCTTAAATTAAATGTCCCAGGAAAAAGGCTTTCTTTATAGTCAGATCTCTGTACGTTAATTACGTAAATGTCTCTCGATGTTGTATTTCCTGTTCCGAAGTTAAAATTAGCATTTTCGTCGCCGTATACTAACGTTCTATATTGACCGTAAACAGTTCTAGTAGGAGTACTACTAGTAACCAGTGAATTAAAAGCTGCTGAGCCTGAGCCAAATAAGTGACCGTAAGCTATGCTAAATTCTGGTGATACTGTTGATATTGTAGCAGCACTTGCGCTATTATATGCATTCAAGTAAAAACTAGGAGCTACAGACGAAGCTGAAACTATTTTAGTTAATGTAGGAGCACCAGTACTCCATGCAGGAGCGGTTACCGCATCACTACTAACTACTATATCTGTTGGTTGCAGTTGTAAAAAGCTCATTGTTTATTACGATTGTTTTATAATTGTAACTGGAACTGTTACTCTTGCTCCAGAATCTCTTCCTATAATTGTTAAGTTCGTCTGTAACTGCGTATTAGCGCCGAATAAAGTATTTACAGTTGTGGCAGTTATATTAATTGTTGTACCTATTACTGTCTTACTTACAACAGTTCCAATAGTAGTTGTAGTATTAAGTGCAGTAGCTGCAGGAGTATTAACTCCTACACCAGAAAAGTTCGACATTGTTCTAACATCACCTATTGTAGCTATATAACCACTTTGTTCAAAAGTAGAATTAACTCCTAAATAATTTAAAGTTTGAGGTGTTATTGCTAAAGAAGCTCCTTGTTTCAATGAGATAGAAGTATATCCAATATTTAATACAGGTAACTTAGCTGTTCCTCTAGGTAACGTAATTAACTTATATTTCATTATCTGCGTATCATCAGGGAACGCCTCTACTATTGGCATTGCCTCTATGGCTTCACCGTAATATGCAGAGCCAGATGGATGATTAGGGTTATACAAAGTATAATCTATTTCATCATCAGATAAAGCAAACTGTGTAATTTGAAAAGAGCCGTCGTTTCTTGCAAGTAACTCTCTTCCTTTTTTAGTTAAAATTGCGTCTACTACGACAGATGTGTTATTTAAGTATCCCATACTTCTTATTTTATTCTATTATAAATATATAAATTTTAAAAATTTCCTCCACCTAGTATGTTGTTATTGTTAGTTTCTCTAGATAAAAGTTTAGTTTGAACTTGAGCACTAATTACGTTAATGTTTGCTAATACGTCTGGGCTTAAGTTATCTGGTATTAAAAAGCCGTATGATGTTTGGCCATCCCTCTTATTAAATGTTAAAATAGTGTTAGTCTCATCGTCTACTTTCTTTAATAAAATAAACCTTTCTATCTTCTGAGTACCGTCTACAATTTGACTAGCTATAGTAGGGGCTACATCTAAACATAAAGAACCACTTGCACTATGTGTACCTATAACTTCATAGGCATATTCTAAGTTAGCAGATGAAGATACTATTAATAAGTCGCCTCCGTTTGGATTAAAAGTATATTCGACATTACCGTATCTTCCATACAAGCTAGATTTTGGATTGCTCCCTATACCTTCTGGTAAAAATAAATACCCCGCAAAGCCGCTTAATTGAGAACTGAAACAGAACTCAGAGGAGCCAGTAGAGGTTATAAAAGGTTTATTAGTGACCGGGTTTCCTCCTTGAGGACTTGATAGTAAAGTAGCTCCTGCGTTAATAGATTCAAAAGTTACTCCAGTATTTATAGATGTTCTCTTTAAGAAGAACTCTACCTTAGTCCCTGCAGATAACTGTTGAGGAGCTGAGGATACATTTAAAGTAAGTGAACCTGTCAAGGATGATTGAGGGGGGTTATAATTGTTGAATACATAATAGTCTCGAACAACGTCAGGTAAAGTTCCGGAGGTTTTAGAATCTATTATATTCCAGTCTGCATACTCTGGGCCCGATCCGAAATCTAACCAAGGGTAGTAAGAACTTGTTACTCCAAAGGCTGTATATGATGGAGATGTTCCGTAGTTTCCTTCATAAACGTCTGCTGAATCACTAAAAAATGTTCCTACTGGGGAGCCGTAAGTTACAATGTTAAACCTTATTGCAGACCCATTAGCAAAATAAGCATTAGTATTACTACCTGCAAAAGTAGAAACCCCGGAGGTAGAAGATACTACGTTGTTTGAAGAGGTAATAAAGAATTCATAAGATACTCCACTACCGCTACTAGCATTTATATTTATAGTTAAATTAGATAACGAAAAGCCGTATTGAGCTGTCTCTGGTACTATGTAATATGACGATGTAGCCGCTGATGCGGTATAGGTACCTTCTACATAATTAAAACCGTCGTTATAATATAACTCTGCGCTTCTAAATAAATCGTAAACAATATCTCCTTTAGCACTTCCAGTATAGTGGTATAAGCTAGATGTTCCGTACCTTGCTAAAGTACCTCCATTAGATACTGCTTTAAACATATTATTTCTACTATCAGCAACGATATCAAAAGACATAGTAGCATCAGAGCTAGAATAATATAAAGTAGGAAAATATGAATAGCCGCTGTTAAAGGTAGCTTTTATTCCATCGGTAGTTTTTTGATCGCTAAATTTTTGATTATCAAATAATCTAATTGTAGCATTTCTACCAGCTTTAAAAGTATTTTGAACCTCTTCCCAGTTTTTATTATCTCTATTAAGTTCAGTAAAGCTACCGCTTTCGTCTACTAAATAAACTAGTGTAGTATCATTTTGACCTTTAAAGAAGGAACTAGTAACGATTTGAGTAAACAATCCTAATTTTCTTGTATAATGTCCAATAGCAGATGTCTTTCCGTAAGCCTTATTAATAGGAGTAATCGCATTATCTACTATACTATACGTATTATATAGACTACTAGAGGTTTTAGAACCTAAGTACCTGCTAGAATTATGTCTGAAAGAAGTATAATCGGATTCTTGTATTTCAGCATTTAAAAAAGCAGATTGATAGGCAGTTAAGTTGCCAAATATTCTGCCCGTAATAAAGTTGTTGTTTACTGGTTTGATTTGGTCTGAGCTATAATCTAAATTTAAAAACAGCGAAGAAGTTCTACTCCCAGTAACGTTATTTCTTAGGTAGTTAAAAGAGGTAGTAATATACTGTGATTCAGAATGATACTGTAATACCGTAGTACTTAAATTAGATACCTCGTATTGAGGAAAATAATTAGAATGCTCTATAGTAGTACCGCCGAATCTTCCTGTGAATACAGGGCTGTTATCAACATTGGATCTTGTAATATATCCTAACGGTGATGTAACGTAATCGGTAAAAGAAGATGTCGGTATTGACCCCATAGGGCCTGAACCGCTTATATAACCTATATCTATGGATCCAGAATAAGTATGAAAAGTAAAAATAGGTTCATGACGAACATATTTACTTCTTTCTAAGATATGAGGTTTAACTATTATACCTGTAGATAAATTTGCTCTAGAAGGGACAAAATCCTTAATCATCTTGAACAAGGAGTTATCATAATACTTTACTAACCTTACATAGTCTTTTACGTTATAAGGAGCTGTGTATTTTTGAAAGTATGTATTTCTTAAAACATCTAAAGATGTGTAACTAGAACTATATGCGTATGCAGGATCACCAATGTAATCTCCTATATTAAAGGCTCCTAATTGATTTGTTATATCACTGTCGATATTATCGGTAGGTGAAAAAGCCACCTCTATATCTGTTGCGTTTCTAGTTATATTAGCATTACGCTTCTGTAAAGAAACATAAGGTGATAAGACGCTACCAGTAAATTCACTCTTGGAAGGAGTAAATACTTTATTTGTTACTTTTTGATTTACTCCAGTTTGCGGAGTTGATGTTAGCTGAAAGTCTTGAAAATATTCATACTTAACAGGATTACCTGTATTATATAGAGCATTACTTACTTCAGTACTTCCGCTAATAAAAGACCCTATACTTCCTTCATATCTTCCTAGTTGATTTATAAAAAAAGAACCGGAAATAGATGGGTGTGCTGAAGATAGACTACCACTCGCATCTAATTCTAATCTAAATATTAAATTCTGTATAGAGCCTGTAGGTGTGTCTGCACCGTATGCTCTTGAATTTAATGTATGTAAATTAAATGCTCCTTCAGTTATCATTCTTTATTTTTACTTTAAAATAAATAGTTTACTAAAAACTATTGATTAATCATTAACCCAGTATCTAAATTCTTGAAACTGTCCTTGGAAGTTTACACCGTCAGCACATATAGTACTATTACTTCCGGTACCGCCTAAATAAGCATTATACATAGCGGTATTACTAGCTGTACTAAATAACGTCCATGATTGGTTATAAGAAGGTTTATCTGTTGATGCTATGTAAATACTACTAGAAGCTTCAAAACCTAACTCTACTCCACCCTCTTCGTTATAAAGAGAACTTTTAGCGTAAACCCAATACCTGTTATTGTACGTATTTATAGAACCAGTAATACTCCCAGTTTCTTTTAATAGCATTACGTTCCAGAATAAATTAGGATTATAAAAAGGTAAGAAGATAGGTGTCGATACTTTATACCCGAACGCCCCGCTTAAATACAGAGACATAGAACCGTAGTAGTTGTATATACTACCACTTACTGCATCGTTAGGATTATAATTTAAACCTAACCCAAACTGCATAAAACTGCCTGTTCCTACCTGAAATACTGATTGCGACTGGTATAGAGAAGATGTTGGTAAACCATCGCTTTTAAATCTAAATTCTATAGCATCAGGTACCATCGGTATAGTTGGGTATAGTAAACTATGGTAGTAACTAGGAGCCCAAGGTATCTTTATACAGTTACCAGGACTGTTTACATAAGCACCAGTGTAGATGTCTTCTTTGTAATCTCCTACAGTAGAAGTTGAGTCTACCCCACCGAATTCGTTTATCTTTAAGATTGTATCAGGTATACCAAAGCAGTTAATCAGCGCTCGGAGACCCCTTTCAGTCCCTTTGGTCTTAAGTAAATAAGGTAAGTTGTGATATAGTCTTTTATAGTACTCTAACGTTATGTCTTCTGCCGGTAACGAAACTATAGAAGAAGTTACATATGTTGAAATTATTTCCGAGCCTGTTGGCGGTAAAGTACCTCCATAAGGATTAATACCTAACATTGAATAATAAACACTATCCGAAATATTAGAGTTAGTATATAAATTTATACCAAGAGACCTTAAAGCATCAGCTACTAAGTCTTTGGAAATACCTTCACTAACGCTATTTTCTGCATTATTCTTTTCAGTAACATCTTTATAATATATCCAAATATTATCAAAATGCTGTCCTACCATATTTAAAAAAGTAAAATATGGAGCGTTAGCTTCATCATCTCTTAAATAATTTGGTATAGTATTAGAAAATAAATCAGGATTAAGCTCATCATATAATGATGCAGAATAATACATACTGTGAGTTGTCGCAGTAGGTTCTATATTAATACCTCCTAGCCAATTAGAAGCCTGAGAAGAAGTTACTGAATAGAGGGTATAAGGCTTTGTAGAAGTACTTTTAGGCCAGGTAGTCGAGCCGCTTTGGAAATATAAATAATATTCATAACCGTCGAACTTTTCGATTATATTATTTATCTTATTCTGTAATATGTAAGAAGTATTAGCAGAAATACCTGTACCTGTTTGTACTATATTAGAAGATGCTGAAATGTCAGCTTGGTAGTTTCCTATTAAACCTAACTTATATACAAAATTACCAACTCTTTCTAAAGCTGAAGAAAAATGACTGAAACTGTTAAAATCTGAATAATCTACATTTATATCTAAACCCTTCTCATCCATCATGCTTTTCAGCTGCTGGTATGATGAGGTCATTGCTGATGATATTAAAGATTCATAATTATAAAAAGGTGTTACCTGATTTACAGCTTTGTTAATTTCAACATTATAATTAGGCCCTCTTAAATAAACCTTATCTAGAGATTCTGAGGATATTAATTCAATGGTAACGTTAAAAGAAGCTGGTTCGCTTATTTTATCTACTACCCAAAAAGTATCTTTAAGTTTTACAGTAGTCGGTAACGGCTCGTATAGTTTAAATAAAATACTAGCTTGTGGTTCAGTAGCAGCGTAAAGAACATTAACTCCTATAATAGTTACGTTATTACCGAAATTTAAAATGAAATCAGGGTAATAAGCTTTCTCGTTTATATAAGTCTGATACTCAAGGAAAGCAGTCTGTAACTGTGCGTTAGATAAATCTTGTCTAAAAACTCTTATCTCTGTTCTATCCGAAGATATTTCGCCTATCCAGAATTTATCTGTATAGCTACTAGTAAATAACTGTCTGAAAAAATTATATGTGATTGACGCCTCTCCTCTATCTATACCGTTAGATTTAATATCACCTTCGGGATTTAAATTAACAAACGTATAAGAATCGGATGTAGGATTTACTCCTACAGGTGTGAAATCGCGAACAAAGTAATTAGAGGCGATTAACTCGTCATTAAGGTCGTAAATAAAGTACTCTACGTAATCTCCTGGGAAAGATCCAAAAGGAACCTGTATTTCCCTTTTAGAAATTAGGGAGGTGTCTTTGTAAGAATACTCTTGATATTCATTAGGTGAACCAATATACTCTATTTTTACTTCCTCCATTATGTTAATTTACTAATATCAATTACGTTCTTATTAGCTTCAAGCAACTGCTGTCTCAAGCTATTAATCTCATCAATTAAAGCCTTCTCGTTATCACTTAATACACTACCGCCAATATAGTCAGAACTTCTCCTAACTAAGTACTCATGGGAATTAAAAGTTCCTTCTATCGGTATCTCGAAAAATAAATCTTCATATAAAGTAAAAAACTGCTCTACATTAAAGCTTTGTGAGATAGGAGTAGCAGGAGATACTAACTGAGAAAAAGTAGTATCAACAACGTTTTTATACGTGTTTGTTCCGTAAACTTGTTTGGCTAAACCTATAGTTTCCATACTAGCGAGTTACTTTAAATATTATATCGTTATCTACAATAACAGTTTCAGATGAACTAGGGATAACAGATTTAACTAATATCTTATAAGAACGTTCTGGTTCTAGGCCTGCTGTATACAACTTAAAGTAATTACCTTCTGAATTAGCACTAATTTTTGTATAACTATTATCAAAATCTATTACCATTTCATTAGTTTTGTAATCTTGGATAGCCCAGTAAGACTGAGATGGAAGATACTTCCAATTCAAGTAAACAGATGAAGTTGTAAATTGTCTAGTAGGATACTGCTCTCTAGTCTTAAATTTGAAGTTATACACTTCTCCTTCCTTATACTTGTCTAAGTTGTTGTTAGGAAGTAAAATAAAATTATCAGAAGTAACTGTACCCACTGTAGTACTCCCAGTACTTAAAATGCTATCATCCCATTTAAACTCTAAACAAGGAGGATATATTGTATGGGTATCCATAGAGTAAAACTTAAGATTCATATACGTTTGAGTGTTTAACTCAATTGAACCTGTAAGCTTAACTACTACTCCGTAATTTGCAATAGAACTAGAAATCCATCCTGCAGTTATATTTGTAATATCAACGTTTATATCCTTGTCGCTTATGTAATTAAAGCTTTGGGTAGCCCTATAGGCTGCATTCCATGTTCCTCCTCCTGTAGTAAATAAGTAACTACTACTTAAAGCGGTAGTGTTCCAAATAGCAGAAGAGCCTGATTGTCCTGTATATACCCAACTCACGCCGTCAGATGTAGTAGGTACATTACCTAGTTTACCTGTGCCGACTTGCCAGTTTTGCGCTAAAGCATAAAATTCTAACGTATAATCAGTAGATAAATCGTTTGCATCAGCTAAAAATAATCTTAAATTAGTCTTAAAGCTTCCTGTAGTTAATGCCAATACCGTTGATATATCTGAAGCATCAAAAGAGATTACAGTTCTTCTAATATCACCCGACCCTAAACCTGTAGTAGTTATTACAGGTAAACCAGCTAAACTAGGATTATTTCTACTTCCTACCTCTAAAATTTCATCTCTTCCAGCATTAGTGAGAGAGTATTTAGAATAAAGAGTAGAATCTTGAAGAGGAAAAACTTTATATACTGCCATATTAATATTTTAAAAAGTAACTACTCTACCGCTTATATCAGAATTAAGATATTTTACTTCAAATATAGATGGATCTAAAGAAGGATAAATAACATTATTTAAAGTAGCCCCAGGGATATCGTAAGCATATTCAGAGTATCCTACTCCTATTCCTGCCTTATTTACTATAGTAACTTTTCTTACTGTTTGAACACCGGCTACTTTATCTATTAACGTATATATTTCCGATAAAATAATCGGTTGATTAATACCCCATTTATCAATATTGAAATAAGTTTTTAACTCTGTTAAGCAGTTTGCTATTACGTCTCTAGAAGAATAATTAGGTCTCAAAGTTACTTCAAAATTTACCCCTATATTAATAATAAAAGCACTTTTTAAATTTATAGAATCTGTTAACATTCTATACTGAGATACATAAGCTTTTAGGTTATGTAACAATGCACTAGGAGGTGTTACTAAATTTTTATCTGCATTATATGCTAATATATACGCTGATGTAGCTAACGGGTCTTGAATATTTTGTGTAGATGTAGTTTGCGATTTATAGGTTTGGGTATCGTTTGTTATGTAGGCTTTAGCTACTTGACCAAACTTAGCCGGCATACTATAAATAACAGCTAAATAATCTTGCTGGGTAACAGCTCTCATTTGAGATGGGAACTGATTTAATGTATTTAATCTTATCTGCTCTATCGTATCGCCGTCTCCTCCTCCAGAAGCAGGAGCTGGGTTATTAACTGCTAAAGAAGCTGCTGTTGCGTTACCCAACGTTGGATCTACTAATCCTCCGTAAAAACTAGTAGTTCTAGATGTAATAGATGTTAATTCGTTACTAGGTATATTAGCTTGAGCTCCTCCACCTACTAAATACTCTACAGTTAAGGTAGTGTTAGATGGTGCCAAACCATACGTTTGCGTAGTAGTAAAATTAGTAGGATCATAAGCTACATTCATTTTACTTACGTTATCTATAGTACCTAGCCCTACATTATAGTTTGTAGGAAGTAACATTTCGTCAGCTTCAGTATTTACTCCAGCTCCAAATTGAAGCTCTAAAGTCTTATCTGATTTAAACCTTGTGGCAAATCTTCTAGGTACTTTTAAAAGCTCTACGATATACGGCACTGTTATACGTTGGAATCCAAAGTCTGGATTAGAAGCTATATTATTTTGAACATCTTCTAGAACAGTATCTTGAGCTAAGTAAGGTACTTCGTACCATTTATTTCCATCCGAATCGTAAATATCAATTATCTCTATTACATTCGTATCTGTTAACAGTGAGGTGGTAAATTTTGTAGCGGACCCGTAATTAAACGTAGTAGTTTTAACTTGCCCGGAAATAGCTGCTACAGTCTTTTTTAACAAGTAAGAGGCAGGGTCAGTACCAGCCACTGTGTATACAGATATATCAGTCATGTTAGCTGAAGAAGATACTGAAAAGTCTATCTTTTCAGGAACGTAGAACGTTACATTACTGTCAATAGAGGAAGCTATCTGCATACCTTCATCTACTATTAAGGCATAATTAAAATCCGGTACTTTATTACCTGCTGAACCTGAAGCTGGGACTGTCTGATATACCTCTAGATTTACAGCTGCTGCTGATGTTACCTTTGGTCTGTAACCTAGCATATAAGCTAAGGTAAATAGATTTTCTTTTTGCTTGGCATACTGAAGGAATGTCTCTTGAATTTGGTTATCTAAGTAGAAAGACATTACGTCTCCTACATAAGCAGCCATTTCAATAAACATAGTCCCAGGAGATGCCGAAGAGAAGTCGTTGTACGAGGTAGGAAAATAGGCTTTTGCGTATTCAATTAAGGCTTCTTTAAAAGAAGAAAAGTCCTTATTTAAGTATTTAATATCCTTAGTATTTGTTTGCAGATTAGCCATTTTGGAAATTTAACAATATTTCATCCGACTGCCCGGTATTTTTTATATTATAAGAGAACTCTACATTGATAACATTATTATCAAACGTAGATGCTACAGTTATTTTCTTAATTTCTATGTTAGTAAAAAAGTTTTCAACAGTCATTTTAATGTACTGTTCTAATCCTTTGTTACCCTCTTCCGTTATTACTTCAAACACTTGATTAGATAATCCTGAACCAAACTCAGGTACAAAAATTCTCTCGCGTTTACCTGTTAATAGGAAATTAATAATATTATACTTTAACTGCTCAGCTGTAGTAAAAACAGTATTAAACACAGATTTGGTAGAAAAAGGAATACTGACACCTATTCCGGTGCTAGGCTTTAAATCTAAAGGGTTAATCTGTGTTTGTCTATATGCCATTAAATTGCTCCTTTACTCTTTAAAGTATTCATCAATCCCGTAAAGTCAGGTACTACATCGATGGTTACTTGGTTTATATCTGTTGTAGGCCTATTAGAAGATAACATCTGCTCTACAGTTCCTACTGCTGCAGTCTCTTCTCCGTCAACCCCTCCTATCATTCCAAAGTTAGGAGCCATAGATGCGTCCGCATTTATCATTGTACGGTATTCGTTACTGGTCATAGACATGGCAGTTTCATTTAATAAATCAGCTATAGGGTCACCTGAGCTAACAGGTTTAAAATTTCTACTATCCATAGCTGCTGAAATGGAGTTAGCTAAATTTGTTGAGCCTTTAACTGGTTTATGTACTGGTACTGTATTAGAGATGTTTCTATTTTCTTTTAATAAAGGCAATAATTCTTCTTTAAGTAAAGCTTTAAACTCTACTCTCATTGCAAAAGTTACCTCCTCTCTAATTATCTTTCTAAGAATATCTAATTTACTCATATGTTATAAATATTTTAATTACAAATTTACTACCCCTCTCTAGCAACTCTATCTTCCTCTAATTTTAATTTAGCAGATCTATAAGCAGCTGTAGTAGTTGGGAAATCTTTTATTATTACTTTTAACCTTTCTCTTTCTACATCTGAAAGAATGTTTCCATTATTTGCTGTACCTGTATTTATTCCTGTTCCACCACTTCTATCTAATCCTCCAGTCATTAAACTACCTGAAGTAGGATTATATACATCTGCTTTTATACTTGCTTTTAAAGCAGCCGAGTTAGAAGATACTCCTGCTCTTACTTTATTTCTTAGTGCATCTCCTCCTGGTAAACCAGATATAAACTGCGATAACTCTCCTTGTACAGCTTTATTTTGTATGTCTAATGCAGTTTCTCCGGGTATGCCTATAGAGTTGTATATTTCAGTATCAGATGTCGGTATATCTAGTATAGCAGTCAAACCTGAAACATCAGGTATAGGGTATCCTAAATCTGCTACTAACCCGCTATTAATAAGCATTAACCTAGCTTCTTCGAATAATATAGTTATATCTGTAGCAAAAGTTAAAGGAGTTGCAAGAACCAATACTCCGTTATTATCGTATACTACTGCTCTCCTTCTTTTATACTTAATAGCGTTATCTGCTATTTCTTCTTCCTCTATTTTAATTACATAGCCGTTAAAATTAGCTAAATTTCTCCTATCTTTTGAAACTACATAGTTTTTATTAAATTGATCTAATAAATCCTTAGAGCTTCTTAACTTTGCCTTGGCATTCTTAATTTCCTCTATTGCTGGACTAGAGCTAGTAGCTTCACATGATTCTAGGTTAAACTGAAGAATTTCTAACTCTCTAGTAATTTGATCAATTATAGTACCTAAAGTTATACTAAAAGCATATATTAAATCAACTATTACTCCTATTTGCTCTAATCTCTTTAAGTAGTCTGTAATTTTAGCCTCGGCTCCTTCTCGTAACCGAATTAACAGATCAGTTATTCCGTGAGTTGTAAACATACCCGGGAGGGGAAGAGTACCGAAAAATTTTAAAATTATTTGTAATACTTTTAGAACTACAGATAAAATTTTCACTATTATTTTAAGAACATTAACGTAACCTATTACCTTCTGGGCTTGCTGATTAACCGCTTTACTTTCATTTACTATTTTACGGATTATAGGCAATAGGTAAGCAGGACTAATTATCTTCTGCAATTGTTGAATTTCATTAGGTATTAGTATTTTAGCTAAATCACCTACTGATCCTAAACCTGCTATAATCCCACATACGCTCCTAACATCCTGAATAGTTTTTAATATTTTCTGAATCTCTGGGTCTGGAATATTATTATAATCAGTATATGTCGCTATCAATGCCGGATATTGAGTCATTGATGCTATAAGGTCTGTAATGTAATTCTTAATGTTAGCTACTTGAGGAATTAAAGTAACTATATCTCTATCTATGAGTTTGTTTATTTCATTTAGACTTTTAAGAGCATCCTGTAGAACTTTTACATCTCTTAGAGCAGTAGGATCAAGTAATATCTTATCTAGAAAGTCAGATACTTTCTTTGCAGCATCTTTAACTGCAGCTACTTTTTTCTCTAATCCATTAGGTTCCTCTCCTTCTGGAGGGGTAAGTTTTAAATTATTTAAAGAGTATTGTAAAACATTACATAAATCAATAGCGTTTACTTCCCTAACAATAGGCAAAACACCATTTGTTTTCTTTTTACGGCCAGGAAATAGTATACCAGTATCAGAAGCACTTCCGTAGACTATCTTTAGAAGACCGGATTCTATCTTAGATAGCCCTATTCCTATCGATAGTATTAGTTTCTCTATACCTTTAGCTTCAACTTCCGCCATTATTTTGTTTTAGTTACTGTTGATAAATTATCTTTAAACTTATCTTTAAGTATATTAGCTGTTGTATTTAAAGTAGAAGCAGTACTTACTATTTTAGGTACAGCTGCTGCTAAATTAGATTCACTTAACAGACTAACGGCTTTAGTAAAATTCTCTATTTCTACAAGTAGTAAATATAAATTTACCATAAAACTGTCTCCCTTTATTACTGCCTCTGTAGCGTTAAGTCCTAGTTGTATTTCCTTACCGTCACCTGGGTTAACTTTTACCCCGTTAACTGCGTCTATATTTACAGAACCTTTTGTAGATATTCCTACAGCCTTTTCTCCAAAAATTAACGTAGAATCCTGCTTAGAGAGTAATGTAACTCTTTCGGCTGCTACTATAGCTTGTGAACCTGTATAGGGAAATTCTGGAATATATAGGTTAGCCATTTGATTTTAAGTTTTTTAGTATTTCTTCGTCTTGAGCTTTACTTGCTATATTACTAAAGCTTGATGGAACATCTTGCAAAGGTAATGTATTGTCTGATGTTAGTACTCCTCTTGTACCTAGTTTAAAAGTATCTAAAGGAAAACCTGTTAAATCTATAGGTACTTCCTGTGTACTAGTCAGATAAACACTGCTATCATTAGTAGAAATCGATTCTACAACAGGTACCCAACCTTCTTTAACGTCTACAGACCCTTGACCATTTCTTAGGATAGTAATAGGGTCTCCGTCTACTCCAGAAGTACTCCACGGACTAACATTAGGTAACTCAGTAACGGTACTTCCAAATCGTATTGACTGTCCCCATCTACCTTCTAAAATAAAATCTCCTTCGAATGGCAGTAAAGGTTTAATGTTATTTCTCTCTTTAAATGTTTCTCCTAAAGGAAATTGAGGTATTTCAGCATTCTCTTGACTAGTTTCTCCTGCTTCTGCATTAGTGTAACTACCGTTTACCTCCTGTACTACCTTACTGTAATCTGCTAAATTAGGAAAAGCATTATGGTGTTGAGAATTCCATAGATTTACTTGAGTAATATAATAATAATCTTTCTCCCCCGCACTATCATTAAGCCTGTTGCTAGGCCCCATTACAATTAAAACTATCTCTCCTACTAGAGGGTAATTTTTAATATTAGAAAATAAAGGCCTAGCTACTAATTTATTTGAGTTTACACCTTCAGGATTACTATTTTCGTAAAGGATATTAAATTTAATACTACCAATACTACCCCAACCTCCCGAAGTAAGGAAGTCTTTATCTATCTTACCTTCTTTATTTATCTCATTTAAAATAACCTTAGTTACTCTAGCAATAATAATTTCCTTACCTGGCTCTTGGTAACTGCCGCCACTAACTAGAAAATTATTTAAACCTATATCGGTTGCCATTATGCTGAGACAGTAAGTTTAGGAATATCTATATTCTTTATTGTTTCAAAGAGCATTTCCCTATCTCTATCAGATAAAAGTTCGGTATCTACGACCCCTTTAGCATTTATACTTCGTTGAACTATATTAGCCATTTTAATAAGAGCGTCATCGTTCTTAACTGCAACTTCTAAATATCCTTGAATTAAAGGTACTATAATTATAGCATCACCTGGCTCATGAACCATATCCTTTAATTGCGATATTAATTCCTTAAGCTGCTTTTCTTTTGCTCTGCTATTCTCGTAAATGTCCTTAAATAAAGAAGATAGGTCCTTTCCTTTAAATATTTCTTGATTAAACTCCATCCTTTTAAATAAATATATGTTTTATATATTATTCTATTTCTAAATCTCCTTCTAGAAAATCTGAATACATTTCTCTGTATATTAATTTTAATTCTTTTATTACCTTGGTAACTACGGGTGTAGGCGCATCAGTTATCTCTCGAATATAGATATATAAGGCTTTTTTAGATAAAATTGAGAGGTTTTCTCTTTTTCTAAAGAGTTCCATTATAGCATCAGCAACCTTTACTTCTTTATCTTTATCGAATAGATTAAAAATCTCATGATCTACATATGATATGTACCGATCGAAAAATTTTAAGTAATCAGAATCTGAAGGGCTATCGTCTATTATTTCAGCATATACTGTTGAATCTACATCAACTTCATCAAGTCCTGCTCTACCTTTTAACTTTTTATAATTTGTATTATTATAATTAATTAAATAGTTAAGAGATACTTTATAGAAATAAGAATAAGCTTTGCTTCCTTTAGATTGATCGAATCTAGGAAGCTTCTCTAATAACATGCAAACTACTTCGTGCTTTAATTCTTCGACTGTTTCTACTTCTGTATAATAGAATTTAAAGTTATGAATCTGGATTTCTACTAGTTTATGGAAAGCATAATGAATTCTACCGTTATAAATAATACGGCGGTCAATTTCATCTGTTGATGCTAGATACGCCATGATAGCGTCCTCTGTATCTTGAGTAAAAAATGTATTTGGCTTCTTTGGCTTTCTTTTGCGAACAGTTCCCTGTTTAGTAAGTAGGACTTTTTCCTCTCCGGTTATCTCGTCTTTTACTACCATTACTTGTTATTCTTGAAATTGTTTAATGTTTCTTGAATAGTTTGTAATGCTTTAAAGAAGAATCCCACTTCATCATCGCTTCTAAAAGCTCCCAGTTGATCTACTTCTTTAACTAATTTATCCGAATCATCGATAATTTGTCCGATAGTCTGTAGACTTTGATTCTGTCTCTGTACTATTTCTTCTAGCTTGACGTTCTTACTATATAGATTGTAGATAACAAATCCGACTATAGTCAAAACCCATATGTTGATATTAATTAATATTGATAACATTTAAATGTTTTTTAAAGCAGCCATGAGATTAGGATTAGCAGAGCTAATTCTTTTCATTGCTTCTTCACTGGCCGCAGGTTTAGAAATGATTTTATGCGTAACCGTTTTAGTTTGTCTTATAGGACTTCCGCTATTAAGTCTTGGTAACCACTCTCCTTCCCATTCTACTCTAGCAGCCAACATATCAGCCTGATGCAAGATAATAGGCAAAGAGCTACGTAATCTAGATTCAGGTTGATAAGAGATAAGATAGTGTTTGTTTGCCTCATCGTAAAGACCGTCGTGAAGTTTAATTCCCAAGTATTCATTTTCTGATACAGTTATACCGGCACTTTGAAGAATAAATAATGAACGGTCTGGTACTGATGCAAAAGATAGAGCAGTATTAAACTTATAATGTGCTCCTTGATTCTTTACCTGCCAATCGTTATCATTTGGAAATACTCCAGGTGTACCAGGTAATCCTAATTTACCTAAATCATGGTTAATAGCAGCAAAGACTAACTCTTCTTGCGAATACGTCTCTCCTACATTAAACGATTTCCAAACATTATCTAACTGTAAACTAGCTTTAACAACTCTTAATACATGGTCTACGTATCCTCCTGCAAAGCAGTTATGGTTAGAGTCCCGTATAGCAGCAGGTGCTAAAATAGTTTGTTCTTCCATTGATAAATATAAATCTTTTAATAGAGTAGATCTATCTCCAGTTATATAGGTATCGATAACAGCAAGAAAAGTATTCCAATTTGCTTGGATTTGTTCGGCAGATAATTGAGTCATAACTTATTAGTTTAAAATTTATTGGATTCCGTCGGTCTCGTTATTGATTAACGTTTTAATATCATCCATTTGTTCTTTTATCTTAGTAATAGTTTCTATGATATCTTGGTAGGATGATTGTTGACGAATTTTCATGTTAAGATTAATTAAAGAATAATCTAATCTTTCTAGTTGTCCTAAGACAGGGCCTTTATTTCTCATTTAATTTTTTTAAAAGTAATGTTAGTTGTGGTATCGTTTGGTAGTAAACGATAAATTCTTTTTCTTCAATATCGGTAATTTTCTCACTACCACCAAAAACAAAATAAACTTTTTCGTCTTCGTACTTAAACATAGCCATCGGATAATAATCCGAATTTAACTTACTTTCTATCTGTTTGGCTAAAGTTTTATTAGTATCGCAATATTCTTCTTTAAAATCGATACTTTCTTCTTTTAATTTATCTTTTAACCATAGACAAGTATCGCAATAAGATAAAGTAAATATTGTTATAGACATAGTAGCTATTCTTGCGTTTCTTGCTATTCTTGCGATGTTTACAAAAAGTTAAGGTTTTTTTAGCAGAAAAGCCACTATTCGAAATAATTTTTATGCAAATATTCTAAAACTATTTTTATCTTAGTACACTCTTCATACATTTCTTTTTCGATAAATAAGTCTAAGATGTTTGTATAGAAAGAGTTAATCTCTTCTACTTGCTGCATAGTTAAATCTCTAGCTTTACCTTCTTTATCTTTTTCGATAATTGCTATCATTTCATCTAAGGAAGATGTAATAACATTAAAAAAAAGTTGGCTGGTGTTTATATCTAGTTGTTTAATTACATCTAGATTAAAAGCTCCTACTGTACTCATGTTGATATTTTTATTAGTAAATCTAGTAAATAAATAGCTAATAAACAACAGTAAAGCCCCTTGTCTGCCTTTGAGACATTAACGCTCTCTAACGTTCTTTTTACTTTAGTATAATGTAAGGTTAACAAAAAAGCCTACCGTAGAAGTAGGCTCTTTAAGGCTTTATCTATCTCTATCATGGTAGGCATCTGGATCTTGACCGAAATCGCTATCAAATTCTGTAGCAGCATCTTCGGCAGCAGACATTAGTTGCCTTTCAGCTTCTTTAGAGGCTTCAATTTTTGGAATAAGAGAATCCAAGAATTGTTTATCTTCTATGTAATCACCCTCTCCTTCTTTGATAGCTGCCTCTATATTAACTATTTGATAGTCGGTAACTTCCCATCCTCCTTGGCTATAAAGATAACCGTCCATATACTCAGCATCTTTGTAATCACCGCTAACTCTTAATGTACCTACTATTTCAGCATAGACAACACCATCTAATTCTATATCTGAGATAGAAAATGGATAAGAAACAGTAGAATCACTACTTCTCTCGTTAATACCTTCTTTAATAATACCTGCTAACTGTTGAAGTCTAAATGCTTCGTTTATAAGACCTTTTTTCATTTTAATGTTTATTACAATGGTAGTTTAGATATCTCTGTAACGCTTTTGCGTAATGAGTACCTTTATTTTTAAGTTTTGATTTAGCAGACTTGACTTTAGTGCAAGATAAGTCTCCTAGACGATTCTTAAGTATACCCGGTTTTACCGGATCATCTATACCGTCTTCGAGAATTTCCTTGAGAATGTCGATAAGCTTAATCATATAATATAAAGACAGATAACTGTTAAAATCTGAAAGCTTCGTTTATAAATCCTTTTTTCATTTTAATTGATTGTTTTTAAATTCCTTCAGCGCCAATTTGATCTAAGAAATCATAAATTTCCGCCGAATCGGCTTCTTCTACTAGATACTCAACTAAACTCTCTACAGAATTATAACCATTTTGCTTCATATAAGCTTTTACTTTTGGAAGGTTCGCTGATATAAAAGCTGCTGACTCCTCCGGATTGAATACCATTTGATACATACCGTCTCCTACTTTATTGAAGTCGGCAAACTCCTCAATATTTTCCATTTCTTCTTCATCTGTTCCGTTATCAGTCCTACGGTTTATTTCCTCATCATACTCATTTTGCATATATGAATCAGGATCGCCAGGAATATCAAATATTTCAACATCTTCTATTTCCCCTCTACTACCTCCGGTAATCTTTATATACTGTTGACCTTCTTGACCCATTTGCTCTTTTTGTAAGCCTATTTCGTTAATAGGAGTAATACCTGCTAGTTGTTGAAGCCTAAACGCTTCTTTGATTAATTGTTTTTTCATTTTTTATAAAGTTTTCATTAATTGAATAGCCTTTTCCGCTACTTCTTTTGTTATTACGCCGAACTGCCCAGTATAGTCATTTTCGATTACAACATATCCATCACCCTGATCATAGAAATAAACACTATCAATATACGCCCCGCCTATTAGTATTTCTGCTAATAAATTTGTATCTGTTAGTAAACCCTCTTGGACAGCATACCAGAATAGCAATTCTTCATAATCGTCCATACCCTCTTCACTTGCTTTTTCGAAATCCATTGATTTTTTGCGAGTATTAACAATGTAATCTTCATTGCTAATTTGATCTTGCCATATTATATCCTCAACTTCATCCGGTAATGACTGCAAACCTTCTATATGAGTTAAGTCTACAACCTCTCCTTGCCCAGCATTTTCCTCTTCTTTTTGGAAACCAATTTCGTTAATCGGCGCAATACCTGCTAACTGTTGAAGCCTAAAAGCTTCTTTGATTAATTGTTTTTTCATTATTATTTTTCCTATTATTGCCAAATTTCATATAAGTGACTATCGGAGAATGCTACAATTAATTTACAGTCTAGGCCCTGCACTGCATCCTCATCGTCTCCTAATAAGCCATCTCCCGCTTCTGGACCATATTCAAACTGGATACCCCCTGTTTGATCGAAATCCGGGTCTTCTTCAGAATACATAGCTCTTTCAGCTTCTAAATTTTGCAATAACTCTTCACCTAGTATCTCTTCACCGTCTCCTATAAAATGACTACCGTAATCGGTAATACAAATAACAGTTTGTCTTAAATTAATACCTGCTTTCTGAAAAGCTTCTGTTATCGACTCATCAGCACTAATAATGTATTCTTTTTGCATGCCCATAGTTCCTTTTTTTTGCATGCCCGGCTTTACACTTTCCATCTCCATTTCATTACCTTGTTGGTCGTAGTAGTAAGTATATCCTTCTCCATCACCATAACCACTTACTTCAAAACCAGTAGCTGTTTGTTCTATAGAGATAACAATGCCACCTTCCATATCTACGTCTCCTACTGTGAAGGACGTACCATTAGGGAAAGAAACACTTTTTATTTCTTTTGGAGAGAAAAGAGCAGTTTTAGCTTGACCCATTTGTTCTCTTTGTAATCCTTTTCTTCGAGGAGTATCAGAAGATGGTAAGATTTCGTTAATAGGTCTAAGCCCTGCAATTTGTTGAAGCCTAAACGCTTCTTTGATTAATTGTTTTTTCATTTTAGTTGATTGTTTTTTAATTTAAGTAATCCATTAGTAAATCGTGAACAAAATCACTATCGTCATTTAACATTTCTAGTTCTTGTTCTGTATAAGGAGAACCGTCGCTATGTTCGGCATAGTCGATATAAGCATCACTATAGTCCGGTCTGTCCCAATGGTGAACATCGTCAAAAGTAACGTTATGAACATCTCTTGGATCAATACCTTGAGATGCAATGCCGGCCATCTCTTTTAACCTAATTGCCTCTTTGATTAAACCCTTTTGAGAGACCCCCGCATTATCATATATATATTTACGTTTTTTAGTAGTCGCTTCATAGAGAGATGCATCATGAGATGCCATCTCAGAGCCTTGTCTTTCCTCGTAGTCATCTATCCCTTTAGCATTTTCTGCCTCCGACGAATAGATATGTTTATTCAGAAACTCGATTATATCGTTATCTTCGAAGCCATCCTTGATTAGGTCGTCCATAATAGCCGATGCCGCCTGGCGAAAGGCATGCAAATCTTTTTGATCGACAATCGATTCCATTCTATTATCGCCTTCTTTCATGCCTAAGCTATCTAGGGCTTCTTTAATAGTTCTTTTTTTCATTCTTTAGTATTAGCTATACAGTTATAAATATCGATGTCATAGACTATATGTCTATTCCGATTGCATATATATTTTGCTATAGGTAAAAAAATCTTGCTCCCACGGAAGCACGGTTCTGAGGAATCATACAAGGGTTCGGAGGTTGAAAATCGCTAATCCATTTCCGGATCCTCTATACCTAGTACCTCAAATATTACTCTTCTTATATACATAAAATTAACGAAGAAGCCTTCTCTATTACTTTCAACCCTATAGTCATCCAATCGTCTATGTATTTCTTGTTCTTTATTATAGGGCTCATCGCAAAACCAAAAATCGCGTACCTGCCATGGAGTAATCACCCCGGTAGCACTATTAATCTCATTTATTCTCTCAGCCACGCTTCTCTCTGTAAAGCCTACCTTAAAAATACCTGGCATAGATGTATTTTGCAGAACATAGATATGGCCGGTTGAACCGGACTTACCGTAGCCGTGTTTTTTCTTATAATATTTTACCGACCAAGAATTATGGCCTTCCTCTTTAAAGGTATAGCCATTAGCAGTTTTTACACTGTTACGTATTTGTTCATCGTCCATTTCGTAAAACTTTGATAAATCCTTGCCTGTTAAATTTTTCATTCTCTTTTACTTTATATGAATATATATTGACTTAAGGTAGAAATTTGAAGAGCGTTTGGTGCAGCAGTTACCCCCGCGGGTCTCCAGTAATACTGCCTATGGGCTATAACCACGTTGGTGGAATACTGCTCTCAGTCTTGTCTCAGTCGGGCGACGACTGCCACGGCGATGACCACCGAGCCCATTCGGTCCCTTTAGTCCTCTATCGCTCTCCATGCCTTCTGTATAGGTCTACGTAGTCCTTCACTATAGTCGATGATAACGCCATCTACAACGGCCAATGCATGTCTTCTTACTACTACGAAGTATTTACCTTTGTTATAGGTCTTAGCGAATGTTCCTACGGTCATTGATCGTTCTACCATCTTACCTTGGTTGTTATAGAAGGTCTTGATCTCTCTCCCGTTAAGAGTTGTAATGCTATTATCATTTAAGAATCCTTTAGTGATGTTAGTAAGAGTAACTCCTTTGTTGAACCGTCTCTTAAAGTTATCACTAGCATAACCTAATGCATCCTGATATGGAATGTTCTTAACTATAGCCAATGCCTTAACTGAACAGTCGCTGCTTTGATACTTGAATGGAGCAATGCTTAGCTCGGATAAGCCTTTGGCTATAAGAGCCTCCTTGATGTGTATGAATTGATTTGACATAACCTTTATTTTTTAATGTACCTAAATGTAAGAAGAAGGAGGCAGAATGGCAACTGCCTCCCTATCTTTCTTTTAAAGAGCGTTAGCCGGCTCCTCTACAGTAACGTAAACATCTAAGGCTCCTTCGATAATATTAGTTAAGCTACTGCGACTAACATCAAAGCTATCAACCTCTATACAGTTACCGTTTAAACTAAACTCTGTATCAGAGATAACATCATCGATATTATCCTCTATCTCGCTAACGATCTCTTCTACTAACGATTGATACTGCATAACTGATAGCCTTAGACTGACTGAATCATCTTCTACCTTAGCTCCTAACTGAGATCTCATCTGATCTTCCATACCGACCTTCTCGATAATGTACTGCATGCTTTCGCCATCTATGTTGATACCGTTCAACACTGCGATTACTAACTCGATGTTTGCATTTTGATTTGTCATAACCTTTATTGTTTAAATTGTGATTGATTAATTACTACTCTATAAAGATAATATATAGGAGGCAGAAAAGCAACTACCCCCCGATATATTTTTTAATCATTAGGCCAGCTTAAACTTACACCTGAATCATCCACTATACTAAAGATGTCTCCTCCCCAAAACTCAGTATCCCCCTCTAGCTCAGGTATAGCTTTTGTAAGTAAGTCTTGTAGACCATACCAGTGTACATCCCCTATAGTAAACTCAGTTACATTACAATTTTTAAAGTATCCACTAACCAATTCGTAAATTAAACTCTCTTCCCGTCCTTCAGCAATAGCCTTTACCTTCTCGAACTCTAGCTGCTCCAATGCAAAATGCTGCATTGCATTTAACATAGCTTTCTCAATATAATCCTCAACTGGTTTAAAATGATTCCGTCCTTCCATAATACCGGAAGCTATGTAAGCTTTAAATTTTGCGTCATCTTCCGATTGAGTAGGAGTCATAAACACTCCCGTAATAATAGCTGCAAGCATTTTGCGCTGACCCTCCACAGCTTTAAGGTGTTCGATGTTTGGTTGTTTGTTTAACATAACCTTTATTGTTTAAATGATTAATTAATATGCCTAAAAGTAAGAATAAGGAGCCAGAAAAGCAACTGACTCCTGTATTTTGTTACTTAAACCCGTAAAGGTTGTAAGCTAACCATCCACTCAATCATATCCGAATCTTCCTCAGCATTTAAAAGAGCAGTTCCAATCTGAACCATAATAGCTTTAAGACCTAAATGTTTACAATTATTAAGTACTTTACTAATATTAAGCATGTTGGAATCTGTTACGTCCAATTCGGCAGAACAAATACCTGTCTGCTTATTAAGCAGCTCAACTTTAAAACCAGCTTCCTTAAAATTTTTTTCTGCTTGCGTTCCTGCGTCTACGAAGGAATAAAACACTTTGTTTAATTTTTGCATAACCTTTGTTGTTTAAATATGAATGATTAATTATTATACCTAAAGGTACGAACTAGCTCCTAAGGAGGCAACTAGATCATGAGAAAGTTTTAAAAATAAAGTTTAAAAAAAGATCCCAACCTAGTTGCTCTTACGAGCTTTTTTTCGTAATTTACGGTACTTTTTAATCCACCCCTAACTTTCTCCTATAAAAAAACCTCCGTCAAAGACAGAGGCTTTAGTAATTTAACCTTAACTATGAATACAACCTACTTAACTTTCCTTCGGCTAACTAACTTGTTAGCTTGTTTTGTAATTGATTCGTTGACACGACGTCCTGCGATTACGTTATGGACGTGTGACAAACTGTAACCAGTTGTGATTGCTACCTTAACAAGATCCCCTTGCTTCTGACGCTCTTTAAAAAATGTGTTTACCATTGTTACGATGTTTTTAAGTTCTCTTAAATCTATGAACTTGTTTACGAGAAGGCAACTATTTTCAAAGAAAAAAAAAGGCCCTAAGGCCCCTTCTCTCTTAGGCGACTAATTCGTAGTCTGTAAACTGAGTAGCCATCTCCCAAAGGTTCTGATTAAGCTCTACGTCTGCAAGCATGTTAGTAATCTTTCTAACCTTACGCTGCTTACCTGCTTTGTTCTTAACAACGAACCCTCCGTGAGTTAAATGCTCTTGAACTCTATTAAAGACCTTCCAAAGAGTATTACCTTCATCCTCCTTGCGAGTAGATTCAACCATCAAGACTAACTCTTCCTCAGTCATTGCAGCATCCTCTCCGAAACGAATCGCAGCTGCCTTAGTAACGAAGTTCTTAATCTCATCTTCGGTCATAACCTTATCAGTAAAAGCATTAATGCGACCAACTACTACCGGCAAAGCTCCTACTGCATTATTTACTAACTGCTGAAGCTCTCCAAACGAGTATCCGAAGTGACGAAGATTAAAAGATCCTAAATCTTTATCTTTGATGACCAATCCATTAGAGCAGATCAATCTGAAGACTCCAATTTCAAAACGTAACCTTCCCCAACCTCTATGGTTATTGATGATTAACACTTCCGGATAAGCTTCTACCTCGCCATTCTCATCCAAGATAGCAATCTCTGGATTATAAAATTTAACTAAGTGCTTACCGTAAGTAAGTTGAACTGGATTCTTACTCGTCATAGCTTTCGCATCTGAAACGAACCATCCTAACTTCTCCATATCCTCTATGATCTGGAATGTAGGAAGAAAAGAATACTTTGCTGATACAGAATCAATTGGAGACTCTGTGTAAATTTGCGGAGCTAAAGCTTTGATTTCCGCTGGATTCAATTTGTGTGACATAACCTTTTTGTTTAAATGAATAATTAATTTCTATACCTAAAGATCGTTGTTTAGTTTCAGACTACCAACTTTTCTTCTTATTTTTTTTGATCGTTGTATAAAATCTTTTGTCGAACGAATCATCTTTGATATTAAAGTAGGTCAAAGTGAATCCTAAAAAAGCTCCTAGAGCTAATAGGATAGCAAGAATGGCTGCTAATAGATTCATTTTATTTACGTTTAGCAAACTTACCCGTCTCGAAATCCCGGAGGACCTTCTTGCCTCTCTTGGTTGTGATCTCTTCGATCATTTGGATGTCTTGCTTGATAGCTTTGATGCAATAGAATGCCGCTACCGAAAGAATTACTACGCTACCTACTACTTGGAAGATAGCCATTGGAGTGTTTAACATTTCTGACATAACTTTTATTTTTAAGTGATTGATTAATTTCTTACTACATTATAAAGGTACGAACTTGATCGCATAAAGGCAACTAGATCATGATCTTTTTTTCTTTCGAACAAAAGAAAGAAGGACCTAAATCCTCCTATTCTCTCACTTATAATCAATCAAATTATAATTTTACTTGGTACTTTTCCTCAACAAAACGTTTAGCGACTGCGACAACTAATTTGTTCGGCTTATGACCGTTTAAGATAGAGCTCACATAAGTAGGGCTGATCTTAGAAAGCTTTGCAATCTCCTGATTATCTCCTCTACGTAAATACTTCTTGAATGGGAAGAGGACTTTAGGAGTAGTAATAACCTTCTTAACGATTCGTTTAATCGAACCTTCCTTGATTAATTCGGAGAGAACATTCTCCGTAACAAGTTGAACATGTGCGGTAGTGATCGAATCGACATTAATGCCTTTGATCATCTTAATTACTTCCGAAACCGGCAAGTAAGTGTTTGGTGCGGAGTTCTTAAGCGACTCCAACAAAGCTTGTTTTTCCATAACTGATTATTTATTTTTACTGATTGATTAATTACTTCTCTAAAGAAACGAACCCTTCATCAGAAAGGCAACTCTTTTTAGTTTTATATCCTGCCGGCCTATATAGCCGTAGCTTCTTTATTAGCTCCTCAATCTCCTTCTCATCCAGCCATCCAACGACTCCGGAAGTACCTTCAAGTATAGGATGCTCCTCAACAATGTCTCCTTCGAAGAAGATAGCCATTTCATAGAGGCCATTAACTCCTCCATAGGTATGTTCCCCCTTGACGATGCTAAGGGTGTAGCCGTTATTCAAGACTACTAAGCCTTGAGTACCATCTCCCCCCCTCCGGGGGAAGAATGGAATCATATCAAATGTTATCATGATATAACTTCTGAGGTTTGTTTTAAATAAAAGCTCGAGAATTGGTAGTATATAGAAGCAATATCTTCCTCCCAACTCCCATCAATAATATTATGCAATCCTCCCAACTCAATATAGGATATAATCTCCCCTACGGAGTCCATATTCTCAATAGCAATACTTAGATTGCCCATTGCCCTGTAATGATCCCCTATCTCTGAGAAGTGAAGATCTTCTGATCGGAGGTCGTACATTTCCCTAATCCTTAACTGCACATTATCCTTAGCACAGCGTAATAATGATTTTTTTTCCATAACCTTTATTTGTTTTGATTGATAACTAAATTTAGGAAGAAGGAGGCAGAAAAGCAACTGGCTCCAAAGATTTTTTAATCCCCTTCATACATTAGTCGATTTAGTATTGCCTCCTGAGCATCTCCCGACTCTACGAATTCGATCATTAGTTTCAGTAGACGAATTCTATACTCCTCATCTCTAGGACCAGAAGCAATGCAATCAATGTGTGGAAGACATTCTACTAAATCTTTGTAGGTGTTTTCGTTTCTGCAATAAGACATGTTTGCCATAACCTTTGTTGTTTAAATGATTGATTAATTATTACATTCTAAATGTAGCAATAAGGAGCCAGAAAAGCAACTGGCTCCCTAACTTTTTTTAGGCTGACTTAAACATCTCCCGTCCTCTGTTCTTCCAATCTTGCCATTCCTTCTCTCCCATATGCTCTCCCATAAGCTCCTCTAGTTGATTCATCCGGTAGTGAAGAGCTTTTACGACTACTGCATTGTGGGTTGATACGTTCAACTCCCAGTTGACGTCTAACATCTCGTTAAATAATTCTCTTTGATAATTTGTCATAACCTTTATTGTTTAAATGATTGATTAATTATTACATTCTAAATGTACGAAGAAGATCCTTAGGAAGCAACTCTTTTACTATAAATTATTTAAGGGAATATATATTAGTCGTCTATACCATGTCCCAAGGATATATATTAGGACTTTATACCATGTCCTAAATAGTATAAATATTTTTATAGGAATAGTTGCCTTTCCGCTCCTAAGCTATTATCTTTAGACATCAATCAAATAATAAATGTTATGACAAACAAAATCGAACAAGTTAAGCTTCTTATGGAAAAAGCTAAGGATGGTAAAGTCTTTACCGTAGACTTCGTTAAGAAGGATGGTACTCCAAGAACAATGAATGCCCGTTTAGGAGTAAAGAAAGGTGTTAAAGGAGTAGGACAGAAGTATTCTCCGTCTGACTATAACCTCCTTACAGTCTTCGATATGCAAAAGGCATCTTTTAGAAACATTGGATTAGAGTCGATCTCACGAGTAACTATTAATGGAGAAACGATTCTCTTCTAAGAGAACAAAAGAAAACCAGACTCGAAAGGGTCTGGCTTCTTTGAAATGTTCTATTCGGTTTTTAAAAAATCGGGTACTTTGTAATAGAAACTATCAATATTTTGAAAAGCATGTCTTGGAATAATCTAATTTACTGGCTGAATCTGGTTGTAGACCTTCGGAGCTCCTGCCTTATCAATGAGATCGCTCTTGAGAGCATTAGCTTTCTCCTTAGAAAGACCACCTTTTACTTTCAACACAGTATACTTTTCTTTGTAGTCTTTCCCTACCTTCTTCATGTCAGAAGAGATCTCCTTAGTTCCTCCTCCTGCCGTAGGGCTGTAGGCCATGGATCTAACCATGTTGAGAACAGCTTCTGGCTCTTCAAGCTTAGAAACAACATAAAACTTATGGTTTCTATTCTTGCTCTTCTTATCTTCATTCTTAATCTGGAATACTGAATAGCTGTGAGACTTCTCTGCCTCGTCGATAAAATTGCTCATGTTCTTTAGTTAGCTCCTGGATCCCTATTATACAATGCGATTGTACTACCATGGCTCCTGTGTTTATGTATATAAATATCTACTTGTTTACCTCCTTACCTTGATCCTGTCTCCTCTACCCTCAGGGAAAAGAAAAGCCGGCTAGACCGGCTCCTCATTCTAAATGCTTGATTACTCTCTTGTAACCCCTTAACCAATGTTATACAATGCGATTGTACTTCTTAGTATCGCTGGTATAGCTATGGTACTGTAAAGGTAAGAACTATATGGCAGAAAAGCAACTCCCTTAGGAGCTAGTGTATATACAATGCGATTGTACTCTACGGTACCGTGTACTACCTAGTACCTTGTATCGAATCGAACTAGGGGAGCAAGGAGCATTCTTATATATTTTGCTTAGGAGGCTTTTTTCAAGGGGGGAGGCCCTTCGGCCCCTAATTTTCGGTTTCTGCTGCTACACTTTCTCTCTCTTCTTCTCTACACACCTACTACCTATTTCATTTAGTACCTTGTGTTACATAGTACCTAATCAAACCAATTAGCTACACCTTAGCTATTCTTGCTACTCTCTAACTACGCCTCCAGTTATCCCATTCCTTATGTCTTACATCCTGTTCTACTCCTATATAGATCATATACCACATAAAGAATAAAAACAAGAGTATTACAGATCCATATGCTATATATGCTGTTATAGGAGGAAAGATATAACATATACCTACTACTAGTGTTAATGCTCCTAATACTATTAACATTAGCTTAGTTGTCATTATTGCAGCTTTCTTTTCTATCTCTTTTGTACTTAGTCTTTTATTCATTGTCCTTTATTATTTACTTGTACTCTCTCTTATTCTTTTCTTCTATATTATATCTACTATCGTTCTGGATATTTTGACTGTGTCTTACCTTTAAAGTTAATGATTTATTTTTTCCTACCTTCTTTCTCATATTCTCTAAATCTTACATCTAAAGTATATCCTGTATTCTCCCAAAACTTGTCACAATAGAACATACCTTCTTCTCTAGGTGATTTAGAATACGTTGATTGCCTCCATTGGTTAAACGGAGCTGTATGTCTGTAACAGTCAAACTTTATAGGACATTTCATATCATTACACATTGTTATATCAGCCATTGTCTTGGTATTTAGCTATTTTTACAAGTTCATTTACTATTTGAGAGTCTATCTCCTTTCCAATCCTTTCTGCTAGTTCTTCAATTACGTCCTTTTCCATTTCGTAATGTTTGATTATTAACATAATCTCTCTAGTTAAAGAACCTGCTGTTTTAGTTCCATCAAGATTCCAACGTATAATAGCAGCTTCTATAGCACTATATAATTCATCTTTAGTCATTGTCTTGTTTGCCATAAGTTTCATTACAGTACTCTTCTGCTGTTTTGTCTCCGCTATACTGACCTTCTTTATAGGATGCCCAATAAGCTTTTATTATCTGCTCTTTCTCCACTGCTTTAGCGTTCTCTATTTCAGATGCATACATATTTTGAATATGAATAGGTAACGAAGAAACTAATATGTCTACTGCTGTTAATTTATTTGCCATTATATATCTGTTCTAATTCTTCTAATTGTTCATCATATTCAATCTTCATAAATAGACCGCTCCAATGGCAATATGGTATTTCTACAAATTCATACCAATCACCTGGTGCTACATTATATTTTGCTGCTTCTTTAAATGAAGTGTGTGGTACTACATCTAATACATGATATATTTCACCACGGCTTATATGTGGACGATCTGGAAAATGATTATTAGTTCCGTCTTTAATGCATATTACTTTATCCATATTATAACTTTTCAATTTCCTCCTTAACTTTATACCAATACATCATTGGTTCTCTAATTCCTTGCTCGTTACCGAATTTTATTATCTCATCTACTGCAATTAATGAACATTGTTTGGCGGACTCCCACCATTCTCTGCCTTCTAATCCCTGTATTTTATTTAGGCAATTATCATAAATTTCTTCTGCTTTCTCTCTTGGGTACTTTGCTTCCTTACTCATCTTCGCCGAAAGTTAAAGCCCATTCTTCTCCTGTTATTCCTGTCATGAGGAATTCTCTATCGTCTACAGAAAGATGAGGAACTATCTTTTGAATAAGTTCTCCTGATTCGAATCTATTATCTACTCTTGCTAATTGCTCAGGTGTAATGTCTAAGTCCAAGGCATGAACTAATCCCGATACTCTACTTTTTCTTTCTACTAACATAACCTTTTTTAATTTAAAAATTTAGTCTTTAATATCTACTTTTTCTTTATTTATTTCATCCATCATAATGCTAATATCATCCCACATTTGCTCTTCTAAAGCTTGGCTAATCTTAATATCTGATTGAAGTCTTCTAATTTTGAATATAGCTGCTACTAAAGCGGCTACTGTTATTACATTTGTTACTATTAAAACTATCATAATTTATTTTGTCTTCGTTTTTTACGTTTATAAAGATGGATTAAAAATCCATAAAAAAATACAAAAGTAACTATAAAGGCTGAACCGATAGTTATAAAAAATATCCATTCTAAAATATTTACAAGCATACTAGCAATCTGCTCCATTTTATATACTAATTAAAGATTTTTTAACATTTTCCCAATGATCCTTAGTAAGAAGAATATTTCCTTGACTTAAATAAGAAGATTTAGAGTTATCTTGCAAGTACCTAATTGTTAGTATAGCACTGGCTTTTGCAAGTACAGTTAATGTTTCCTCATCTATACTTTCACCTCCTAAGGAAGAAAGAATTGAATAATGCTCTCTAAGTAATTTTTCTGCTTGGTAATCGTATACTAATTTCATCTTATTAAAGTAGTTAAAGGTTTCTATTTTATTTTAACATAGTAGCCCAAAGTTAAATATGGAGATATACCATAATTTTCATCTTGCCTCATAGACATTCCTGCTCCTACATGCAGCAAAGATTCATCTTTAGATTTAAATAATAAATTAGCACCCCAGAAATTAAATAAGCCATTAAAATTAGTTGATGCACTAGCCCCAAAAAATATCCTAGATGGATTAGGTAAGAAAGTAGTATGGTGCTCTTTGATAACCTTAGGGAAAACCTCAGCATGCCAATGTCTCCCTACGTGTCTATTATAAGCTAAAGTATCTACAATAAATACCCAACCTTGGTTATTAGGAAGTTTTATAGTTTCCTTATAGATATTTTTAGAATGGTACTTCTCTATTATAGCCAAAGTATCTATTGCAGTAGGAAGGGAAGGAATTGTTATTATACTATACACAGGTACCTTAACTATCTTCGGTACTTTCTTTATCTTTACTCTAGTTACTACCTTATATACCGTATCCGGTTTAGGGTATGGGATTTGTTTAATTATTTTAGCCTTACCATTAGTATAGGATGTTATTGTTATATACTTAGGCTTCTGAGCTAAAGTAGTTATGCTAACTAGCATCAATAATAATATTAATTTTTTCATAATTTTTATTTTCTTTTTTAACAGTAGTTTTTTTCTTTGTAGTCTTTTTAACTGCTCCTTTATTATAAGTTAATCCTGCAACTAGGCCAGGAAGCCCTTCATTTAAAAATAAACGATAAGCATTAATAGTTTGAATCTTAGCCATTAAATCAATCTTATAGCATAAAGATTCAGCATTATACTTTCTAGTACCTATTGTAACATAATCTAAATACGAAGACGATAAAGCTTCATTCATAATAGCCTTCTTCATTTTCTCTCCACAAACATAAGCCGATGCTGTTACCTTAGTGCCTACTTCAGATTCTGGTTTAGTTGATCTTGTTTTATTCTCTGATGTTTTGTATAACTCCATTGTCTTCTTTAACTAAATTTAAAAATTCTTTTAAGGCTTTTCTATTCTCAATAATAAAGTTCCTTGCTTGAGCGATACTAGTAAAGCCATTGTCTACCATTTTAAGCCATACGTTAATCTCTGCATCAGTATCATACTCACCGATCTCTTCAGATAACTCGATCATTCTTTTAAGTAAGATCTGCCTTCGATCAAAGGAAGATAAGTCTCTTCTATCATCAAAGATACTTCTATCGCAATAATTACACCAATCTGTATTGTCTAGATCGATAACTTGATTACAATATTGACATGTTATAGTATTACTGGACATAATCCTCTTCAAATAACTCCTGTGGATTAACTAAAGCTAAAGCTGAAATAGCTTTATCGTAATGCTGCCAAAACTCTTGCTCTGATATAGCTACATGAGAACAACCTACTACACTAACAACAAAGTTTAATGAAGTTGTAATGGTTATCTCTGCCGGAAGCTGAGAACGAAAAGAAGGGCGGAAGTTTACTCTTAAGACTGAATCGTTAACGGTATCTAAAGCGACATAGTCGAATATAGTACCTGATACTAGAAGGTTTTTGCCGAAGCGAGTGTAATTTGATTTCATAACTTTTATTATTTAATTGATTATTATTTACTTAATACCATGCAACCATTTTAAATTTTTCTTCCGGTAGGTTAAAGAAGCCTGTCTTATATTTAGACTGCTCAAAGAATCCTAAGTCAATCCACTCATGCTTCTTATCTAAGAGTTCTTTAACTGCAAACTCCCAATCTATTTTACCTACAACGCTCTCTACCCATTCCTTAGCTAATTCTACCTCATTAAGATTAAAGCTATCGTATTCGAAATGTAATAGCTCCATAGCATTACCTTCTCCATCTACGTAGTCTAGACTAAAATCTACACCCCACTTACCTTTATATTGAATTAACTTATTTAAAAGGTTATTACTCTTAGAATAAAACTTAAGCTGTTCTAAAGCTTCACCAGTATAGCTTTTTCTCTCAAATAGATAAGCATGATTAAGATGAGCACCTGTAATAACAGGCTCATGCTTCATCCAAACCTTTCTTAACGTCTGTTCGTTACCGTGAATTGTAAGAGGTTGATCATTAACAGAAGCATATAACTGCTCAAGTTTAGTTAACCTATAACCATTCTGATCAAATAAGTCTACGCAGTCTACTCCAAACGTAGAAGAATTAACCTCTACTAAAGGCTTATCCCAAGCCCTATTGATATTGAAAATATTGTCTGTGATCTGAAACATGGTAACCTCTTATGTTTTATTCTATACCTTAATGTATATACTATGTAGCAGAATAGCAACTAGAGCATAGAAAGATTTAACCTCCAAGACATAGTTAATACTCCAGGTAACTACCCGTAAGGTACCCCAGCGGAATCATTGTGTATGATAAACTTACCGGCCCTAGCGTTGGTGTTAGCGTCTCTAGCATTCCGAATGTATATCCGTATACCGTATGCCGTACCCCGACCGGTTTAGCCTTCTTTTCTTTTTTTTTCTTAGCCATAACTATGTAAATTATAAGAGAATATATATATAGAATCGCGAGCCTCGCCTAAATGGTTTGCGCCCCCCCTTTCCGTTTAGAAGTTATAAGTTATTATATCGTCATCCTTCGTTATAAGGATAGCAGTTTTAGACTCTACCCAATCCCCGGAGTTAAGATAATGAACTCCATTTAATACTTTATTATCTGCAGTATGAATATGTCCACAAATTGCTCCTTCACAGTTTCTTTGCTTAGCTATTCTGCATGCATTTTCTTCAAAGTTATTTATAAACGATACTGCTTGTTTAACTCTATGTTTGATTTGCCTGGATATAGAAAGGTACGGTTTTCCTCGTAGTTTTCGATACCTGTTGTAAAAAGTGTTAATAGATAAAGCTAAGTCATATCCTATCGATCCTAATTTGGCAACCCATTTCCATGTTGAACTAAATACATCTAGAATATCTCCATGAAATACTAGATAGTTCTTTGATCCTATTTTAAGCTTATAGTCTTCTAAAATTTCTATATTACCTTTTATAGATACTTTAAAAAAATCTTTAATAAAATCATCATGATTACCTCTAAGGTAAATAAGCTTAGTATTTTTCGAAATAGTTAAGAGCTTCTTAATAACTTTAGTGTGTTGCTTTCTCCATTTGCTCCCTCTTTCTAAAGCCCAAGCATCTATAATATCTCCATTTAATATTAAAGTATTACAAGAGTAATTATCTAAGAACTCAATAAATTCTTTAGCCTGACTGTCTTTAGTTCCTAAATGAATATCAGATACTATAATTGTTTTATACTTGGTCATATAGTACGTTTTCTATTGCTTGTAGTACTTCTTCGTCTGTTGATATTTCAAAATCGTACTCATTAATTGGATCATTTGTTCTATTTAAAAACCACATTAAATCCTCAGTAGATAATGTACCTTTATACCCATTATGAATACCTGAAGCCGATGTTGCATTACATTCCTGCTCGTACTGGCCTTTAATTGGTATAGTTAGTACTCGTTTATTTAAGTATAACGCTTCAGCTACAGTTTCAAAACCACCACCTGTAATTACACCACTACACTGTAGTAAAGCATACATGAATTCAGATTGATTAGCAGTTCTGAATTTAACATTTGAATGGTTCCAGCCTGGTTTGTTTATTTGAGATGAAAATATTACGAATTGATGATTTGGGTATCCTTCAAATATCTTAACTAATTCATCTACATCATAAGCAGATAAGTAAACCAATATATAACCTTTACTTTCGATTTTGTCTTTATTATCACGTATAATACTTCTAATGTGAGGTGGTAATATAAAATCATCATACCGTTTAAAATGGAACCCAGTATTATACTTACACGGAGCATAATATTTTAATATCCATTCAGCAACACGATCCACTTTATTTGGGCGTGGTGTTCCTTCAGATAAAAAGGCAGCATGATGGGATAAGGATAGGGACTTTACTACTCTTAACTTAGCAGCATATGCTGATATAGGTTCAAAATCAGATATAACTAAGTCGTACTGTGTAACATCTAATGTGAATATGTTTTTTATAAACTCTAATACATTAAGCTGTCTAAATGTCTTCCAGTAGCTAACCTTTCCGGAACTATACACAAAGGTAAATCCTTTAAAACGGTATTTTATTTTATATCCAATATCGATAGGATTCATTTCTCCGGATACTAAAATATCTACTTCATGATGTTGTAATAATGGTAAGATAGAAATTGCACGTGAAGCGTGCCCATAACCGGTACCGTTAAAAGCATATAAAATCTTTAGACTCATAAAGTTTAATTTTAATTAATTACCTTCTTCCTCTATTATTCCTTGCTCTTCCTCATTCCACTGCACTGTCCCCGTAGTATCCCCTAAAGGTAAAGTAAAGACAACAAACCCCTTACTGTAATAAGGCTTCTGTACAGGTTTCTCTTTTTTAAATATAGTTGCTATAACAGGAGAAAAGAGAAGAAGCAATAATGCTATAAACAAACAGCCTTTTAAGAATTTTTTCATACCTTTTAATCTACTTTAATGTACTCTACCTTGTTATAATTTCTAATGTAATTAAGCCTGGTTTTTTCTTCCGAAATTGCAGCTAAGGCTTCTTCTTTAGATAACATTTGGTAATTAGCTAAAGGAACCCATTCTTTTAATATACCGCTTGCTTTCTTTTTTACAAATGGAATGTAGATAGTTCTATCTCCGTAGACTCTAACTTCGATTCTAAATTTATCTCTTGCATCGGAGGTAATTACTACTCCTAAAATAAGCATAACTATTAATTTTTTCATAACTTTTTAAATTTAATTTATTCTTTTTTGTTAAATAACCTTTTAATACTGTTCGATAACTCGAAATATAGAGGTAGTAATATTACTAAAGATACTATTGAAATAATAGGGAAAAAAACTATAGCCCAAGAAATATCTATACCCCATTCTAATTTTACTATTGCTAATATTACAGATGGAACAAAAGTAACTATAATTAAAAAATCAGCTCCGTTATTTACAGTTTTTTTAATTTTATTTTCCTTTTTCATACCTATTTTTTTTAGCAGTCAGGACAGGATTCGAACCTGCATACGTAACTTTCTTGGTTCTTCCCCAATGGCACGTTATCCACCTATTATTTAGCGTCTACCAATTCCGCCACCTGACTGTTTTACTCTACTCTTTTAATATGATGATCAAATTCAAATCCAGAAGCTATAGGTTGATAGTGCATCTTATTAATAACCTTTTTAATATTAATCGGATCTAAATCATTACCATCTACTCCTACGTCCATCATTTTACCTTTACCTATTCTCTTATTAGGAGGCAAATGAACATGACCATGAAGATGTATTACCTTATCGTTCATTTTATTCCAAGACATTAACGGGTAATGCATTAACACAAAATTAGCTTCAAAAGTATCATGCATTTGATCCATTTTTTTAGCTCCATTCTTCTTTACTTCTAGCTCTAAGTACTGATGTACGGAAGAGAATAGACCTCTTATACCTTCCCTGTCTCTATCTATATGATGATCATGGTTACCTAGAACTAAATGTATATTCTTGCAGCTAATTCTATTCCGGAACTGCTCTATCATTTCAAAACCTCCAAATGACCAATCACCTAAATGAAATAAAATATCATCCTGACCTACTAAAGAATTAAGTCCGTTAACTATCCGATCATTCATCTGGTCTAATGTCTTAAAATCTCTAGTAATATCATCCGCATCTACCCAATTCGTTACTCCTCTACAGATATTTTTATGCATGTAGTGAGTATCCGAAGTAAAAAATAGTTGCTGATTAGGCTCTAATTTGATTTTCATCCTATTTAATTTTTATCGTCTTCATCGAATCCAAATAAGTCGTTACCTTTATAATCAGGGTGATTCGTATTCATGTAATCAAATCCACGTATCCATAACCAAATAAATGGTGATAAAAATAATATAATAAGTCCAAATAATACTAAAAGTTCCATAAAATTATATACCTATGTGATCATCTTCTCTAACAAACTCTTTCCATTTCTCTCCGTACTTTTGTTCAAAGTAATTATTAAAGTTTCCGTTAGGTCCATCTATAATACCATGCACATAAGCTTGCCTGAGCATCTCTCTCATTAAACGTCTAGCTTTAACTCTGTACTCATCAGTAGTGCTGGCCCATACTGCAGTCCAAACCTCTGCCATTTCATCAGGGGTAAAATTAGCTTTCATCGTGAAATTTTTTGAGTATTAGAATAAGGAACTACTATATTAGTCCTATACAAGTAAACAGGGCCATGATACTCGGAAGTAAACATTAGCTCATCGTTTTCAGTTATTTTAGCATAATGCCTAGTATTACCCGGAAGGCTTACTCTACGAGGTCCGTCAAAAGATCTAAACTCAGTAGCTATAACTCTAAACCAAGTATCTTTTATATAAACCTCTAATACTCCTTCACATCTAAAGTCGTTAATTAGCTTACCAGTAAAACCTCTCTTTTCCATAACCTTTATTTTTATTGTGACTAAATATAGATACTTAGGTTCAATTATGCAACAGTTCTTTAGACTTTTTTCTAGTTTCTTCTACGTCAAATAGCTCTTCATATTGAGCAAGCATAGCTTCTACTACTGGATGTCTATGATTAGTTTTTAACATTATAGTCTCTACATCCTTAACTTTCTTAGATACCGTTAATAAGAATCTAAAACCGCTTTCGTTTTTATACTTTAAATCTACTTGAGCTGTATCTCCACAAATAATCATCTTACTCCTAACTCCTAATCTAGATATAATCATGCTCATTTGTTCGTTAGTACAGTTTTGAGCCTCATCTACTATTACTATAGAATCTAAAAAAGTACGGCCTCTCATAAATGCTACAGGAACTATCTCTACAGTTTCATCTTTAATAATGCCGTCTATCTTATCTTTATTATAAAGCTGATAAAAGTTAGAGTAGATTGGTTGCATCCAAGGTTGCATTTTATCTTTTAAGTCTCCTGGAAGGAATCCTATCTCTTCTCTTGAAACTGTAGGACGAGTTACTACTATCTTTTTTACTTGCTTTTTAAATAACATATCTAAAGCAACGTTACAAGCTAGTAATGTCTTGCCACTTCCTGCCTGTCCAGAAAGGATAGATACAGTTGTGTTAAGAATTATTTCTTTTGCTGCTTTTTGTTCTTCGTTAAGTTGTAATTGAAATTTAATAGGTGCTTTTTTATTTGCTTTCTCTTCTCTAATTTGTTCGGTAATTGAATCGAACTTCTCTGATCTATTTTCAGCCATGTAACAGTTATTTAGTATAAATACTATAGGGTGTACTTTTAAACAAGCTTAATACCGTATTTCTCTTCTATATAAGCTTTAAATTCTGCAGCTCTTTCTTTAGTATACTTCCTAGATCTTTTCATCGCCGATTCCTAAATCATCTTCAGTAGTTGTTATTTCTAAATAGTCCATATCTTCTAGAGCATGAATTATTTTATTCCTATCTGTTGTTGGCCGAAGAGTAATTATAGCTCCTGCTTGAGCTTTCTCTCTTTCGTCTTCTAAACTATCAAAATAAGATAGTACCTTATTAAAGTGATAGTCCTTACCGGACATTTCTTTTATAGAATTTTTCATAATTCTTTATTAATAAATATAACTACAACACTTTGATAGTTCTTCCTATTTCAAAAAGCAATGGCTTATTAACTATGTCGTAATGCTCATTACAGGAACTAGCGTTAGCATATAGTTTATTACCATCTCCATAGACTCCATATCCTTCGTGAATATGGCCGTATACATGGAGTAAAGGCTTTACTCTATTCTCTAACTCATCTAGTAAGTTTTCACAACCTACATACTCTTTAACATCAGGGATAAAATCTCCCTTACCTAAAGGTGGTCCATGAGTAACTACTATATGAGTTCCATCCGGTATTCCTTTCCATACTTCTGCTATGTCAGCACCCCTATGCTTGTTGAATGCCCAACGATCTCCATGGAACCATGGTGTTATAGGTGAACCCCAAATGACTACGTCATCTACAATTATCCAATCGTTCTCTAAGTATTTTATACTGAGGTTATCTTGCTCTATCTCTTCAAGTATCTGTCTTAACCAAAACGGTTTATTCTTTCTAGATACCTCCACCTCATCTTCTAAAAAGAATTCTAACTCTCCGAAGCTAACATCAAAAGATCTATCATGGTTACCTGCTATAAAAACTATACCATGTTTAAATTTAGGAGCTATTTCTTTAAACCATAAGAATACATCCTCGACTTCGTACCTTCTTCCTATGCCTGAAAAGTCTCCGGCATGGATTAAAAGATCAGCATCGGGTAGTTCTAACTCTCTGTGCTTGTTATGTGTATCACTTATGCAACATATTCTCATAACTACATTATTTTTTTCTACGATTTAATTTTTTCAATCTATTTGATTACTTTTTTACCCAATTCTCTAATGCTTTCAAATATCCATCACCCATATGGTCTTTTATATTCTTACCAGAAAATATTGATTTAACATATAACCAAAATGATTTTAGAGATTTATCTCTTTTTAATTCATTTCCATTGTTATCTAATCTTAACTGATAGTTAACGTGGTAAAATTTAATATAGGGTGTATGAGTTACTAAATCGTTGTTATGAACTATTCGCAAAGTATCTATACTGCTATTATCATAATTTTCCTTAAATATTTTATTACCTACTCTTGGACTTCCTATAGTTGTTGAACTAACATTATAATTAGGATAATGTTTTTTTATTGAATAAGCATAAAGCGTTGCTATTGCCCCACCTAAACTATGTCCAGTTACTACTATATTAGTAGCTTCCTCCTGTAGATTTTCTAATGCATTATCAATTGCGTTATATGTATCTTCTAATACTGATTCCCAAGCGCTTTTAAATCCGATGTGAACTTTTTCACCTTCGTTTATAAACGGTACTTTATCAATTGAAGCATCGTTTTGAAAATCCTTCTTTGATTCGCTGCCTCTCCACGTAATATAAATTGTTTTGCCCTTTATCGCAACAAATCCTTGTGTATCTGATTTTTTATTCTCAATCCACTTTACTAATAATAATCCATACTCTTCCCAATTTATCTGGTCTCTATTTGAGTAAGCTAATACTGCTAATTTTGAATTATATAATGCTTCTTTCTTTGTCATAATTTTAATTTTTGTAATAAGGATCCATATAGTCTATTACGTACCCTAATCCAACTACTACTTTATTTTGCCCAATAAAGACATCATCATCTTCATCGTAAGTATATACAATGTAATCTTCGTTTCTTGTTTTCCACTGCTTAGGCATTAATGACGGGAATATAGTATATAATATTTTTTTCATATTATTTAAAATAGTTTCTCCAGATTTTATTTGTTTTCTTTGTATATGATTTCAATAAGCATTGATTAACATAAACATTAGTACGAGGGTAATTATACGTATTAAGTAAAGTATCAAATATATCATTTGTATTAGTTTGACGTGTTGTAAACCAATGACTACTCCAAGGTATCTCAGGTGATGCTACTAACGGTATACCTTGTGACACCATATCAGCTCCTACAATATTAAATGTTTCGTTAAAGGATACTTGCATTCCTATATCCATTTTAGAACATAATTCTAAAAATTCTTCTCGTGATGCCCATTTATGAATTACTAACCTATGTCCTTTACTCTCCAATTGTTCAAATAAAGCAACTAAATTGTTAAATATGGGTTCGCCTTTTTGCTCTAACCTAAAGTTAATATGAAAATTAAGCTTCTTATTAATTTTATCAGCTAATCCTACAGCAGCTATTGCCTGTATTAAATGGTTTTTTAATGGACGAACAGCACCAAAGCAAGCTATCTCAATACTATCTTTTGATTTATTTAACTTTTTAGATTTATATTCTTGAGGGTAGTAATTAGGTAAGAATATTACTCGCTGTTTTTGTAATTTCTTATTCCAGTCATTTTTATGCCCCAGATAGAATTGAATATCTTTAGTTGTCTGTGGGGAATTACAAGCTACAACTACATTATCGTACTTACTATAGTTACCCAACCAGTCCATTGCCATTCCTTCATTAGCTAAAAATGGCACTTCACTATGTAAACGGACTACCCATTTAACATTTGGATGTAACTTAGTTAGTACATCAAACTTAGACGGAACTACCCATAGAGCTTCAATAATAACATATGATGGTTTAAATTCAGTTACTTCCCGATCAATATCATTATTATCAGTTACAATTACCATTTTTGATTCTATATGATCTTTGTTAAGCATCTCATTCATAAAGAGAGCCGAGTTGTACAGGCCAGTGCTTAATCCTACGTGAGAATATTGTTCAGCACCATAATTTTCGTTGCGTTTTAAAATAAAGAGTACTTTATTTTTGTTGGGTTTCATAAAAGGTTTGAATAGACATTATTATATAAATATCTATATCTGAACTGTCTTTTATGTTAATTAATTTAATGATGGAGTCTTAATCTTAACTTCAAATTTATCACAAGTATGTTCTCGATGCTCGATAATCTTTGGCGGACTTGATAGTCTACAGCGAAGTCCTAAACCTAAGCCAACCATCCACATCATTTGTTCGCAATTAAAGCAAATTTTTCTACCTTCGTAAGAAGTAGCTTTTATCTTCTCATCCATAACTTATGATAATAATTTGTCTAAATCGATATTATATTCATTCATCATTTGAATAAATTTCTCTCTGTACTCATATGCTCCTTCATTGCCGCCATGTTTGTATTCTGATCGTAAATGCTGGTCGTATTTCCACATCATTAGTACTAAATCCAATGACATAATAGCTCTTAAATGAGCTTGTTTATCATCAGGATCGTTTAAATCGTACGTTAGAGTTGCTGTTGCCATATTATCTATCTAGTCTAACTTGCTCTTTGAAATCTTTTTCTACATCATAACTAAAATCTTCTCTTAACATAGCTATTCTAACTATTTTCTTATATGTAGCTGGGTCATAATCCTTAATGTAGCCTAACCCATACTGATAATGAAATATAATACTTTCATATCGTTTTTCTTTATTTTCCCATCCTTCTCTTTGTATTTCGTGTTCGGTAGTTAATGAGTCTATCACATTTTGTAACGAATCATCTTTACATACTGGAGACACCGGCATAGATTCCGGACTAACTTTGCTATAAGTAGCCGTCCACAAAACTGCTGATAATAAAGTAACTCCTGTGATAATAGCGATTATTAGTTTCATATTATAATTTAATTAATTTTCTTCGTACCATTTTTCTACTATAAATTGAAGCTCTAAAATCTCAATTTTAGTATACTCTTTATTAACAAATGCAATTACTTTAAAACCTCCCGATTCTAGTACAAGAGGTATATCTTCAGTATTGTTATGTTTTTTAGACTTAGCGTATGTAATTGCAGTAAGGAGTTCTTTTTTAGCCTTACGTCTCAATTCAACTACAGTTGGTATTTCAGAACCGTTTGTTGTTGCCCATTTCCATTTTAAAGCAGTCATAGCTTTATGAACCTTATTAAAATTAAAATTATTCATAATGCTAGTAACTAATTGCTGTTCTGACTTTATCGGTTCTATACTACTAATAGATGAATTTGCTATAATGCTGTTTTTAAATAATAATTTACCTATTACTAATTTTATCTTATTTATTAAATTTTTCATATTAATTAAAAAGTTAAATAAATTACCAATTGCTGTTTATTTTAATATATCTAAAACTGATAAGAGTCCAACACTTCTCTGATCCTTGAACTGAGCTTCTTCACTGTCTACTAATTCCCTAAGCTTGGCGTCAAACATTTTATGTAGCTTAACCATAACTTCATGACCTAATTCTAAATGATAACTAAAATTATGATTTGTTATTTCTATAACATAACTGCTCAAAACTATAAACATACCCTTGTTTTCAAGCTTAATAATTCGTTTACTTTCTATAGGTGAATATAATAATTTAGAAGAAGGATCTTTAATCGCTATTCTGAATATTGAAGATGCGGTACTGATTAATATTTTATCAGCTGAGTATTTATCGCTGGTAACTAGCGGTGTTAATAATCGTGAATACCAAACTGCTAATCTTTTTCTATATCTTGATAACATAACCTTTTATATTTTATAACCTTAATTTAACTTTATAATTTTTTAAAACAAACTATATACCTATTCTTATTTCAGCTAATGCTTTTGCTGCAATACATAGTCTATGCTTTATGTAGTAGAACTACTACGTCATTAAGCTGTAAATACTGTAGAATTAAAAAAGTAAGAGGGAGAATTTAATTTATTTAGAATATTTTTGCTTCATTGTTTCCCAATAAGCATGTTGTTTCCTTCCGTTAACAAAAAACCATCCGATGTAAATATCGAATATGTAAGTAAGTTTTTCCTTTAATTTTAAATTTTTCATAACCATTTATTTTTAAGTGTGTTGTAAAGGTATTATAATAAATTTAAAAAGCAAACTAAATTCTATTTTTTTCTTGATTTATTAAATCATATACCTCTTTACATTGTTCATATAACTCGTCTCTAGTATATGCATCTAAAATTCCCTCTAAAGTAAAAGACCATTGTTCTTTATCTAAAAAGAAATCAAACCTTACTCCAGGTTGATCTTTTACTTCAAAAGCAAACACTTTTACTCTTTTATAATTATTAGATAAACCTTTTCTAATAGCTTTAAGCATATAATTACATATTACTGTCTCACCATTGCTTATCCTATCTTTAAAGTCATCAAAAGAATATGCTTGAAATATCATTTAAAATTTGCTTATAAATTCTGATCCCTCTTCTTTTTCTCTCTCGACTAGTCCTAGACTTCTAAAATGCTCTAAGTAGTAATCGTCTAACTCCCATTCTTGTTCCTGTACTCTTAAAGAAGGAGCCCCAAAATCTTCTATACTCTTTTCTTGTTTCTTAGATATAAAATCTCCTATGAACAAGAAATAGCAATTATAACATAGAAACTCTAAATTATCTAGAGTCCAGTTAGTCTTATTACCATCTCTGTAATTTAATAATAAAGGAGCTTTATGATCTAAGACTCTTGTTTCGTTAAAGCCGCATCTATTACATTTACATTCAACTATTCCTTCGTAAATTAATCTAGCCTTAAGCTTATCTATGTTATAAGATTCTAGATACATACCTTCTTTTAATAGGTCTGTCAATTTCGGCTCTCTACTATCTTCAAAAAATTTCTTTATTCCTTTTCCTGAAGCGTTTTTATGTAACTCAAAAAGAGTTTTACCTTCTTTAACATCGAAGTATAAACGAGCATAATGCCTATAAGTATAGTACCCAACATTTAATACTCTTGATGCTGCTCTATTGCTTAAAGTACGACTCATAGCATATTTAATTTGCTGCTCTGTTAGATTAGCTGCTGCCCTTCCTCTCTTCTCCATCTAATAATTTAGGGTTAATAAAGATTAAATAATTCCAAAGATCTTCTGCATTTTTAAGTTCAATAGTATTTCCGTCAGCATCTTCAAATTTAAAAATTTTACATCCAGTTACATCTTCGTCAACAGTTCTTTCGTTTATGTAGTATGAAATTATTTCTCCACATCTATACCCAAAGTGCATTAGTATTAAACCGTCTATGATAGCATAATAAGCATCTTCAAATGTAGTTAAATCTAGGTTAAGGTCTAAAAATGCTAAATTAGATCTATTAGCAACTTTTTCTATATTATTAATTATAGCCGTAAACAGCTCCTTTCTAGGAATTCGTTTTTTACTTACAACTACCCTAGTACTATCTACATTTAATATAGAGTCAACTGTCTCCTTTATTGGATCTTGAAACCTTGTCATTTACTTTTTTAGTTTTTAATTTATCTAGTAAAGTCGAAATTTCCATACATATTTCAAAATCATCTGCTTTAATATGAAAATCGATACAACTGTTTAACGCTTGCGCCCAATCCTTTTTATCTATACCGTAGAAAACTTCTTTACCATTTAAACTAAATAGAGTAGCAACTTTCTTTTTAGATGCATAAGCATCTTTTATCGATCTGAATGTCTCCGCTATAACAAATTGTCTTACTTTATCGTCTTCTAGAATAGTTTTTCTAGTATTCTCGTTTATAGGGAATACATTTAAAATAGGGATCTTTCTACTTATTCTAGTTTGCTTTGCCATTACTCTCCTCCTTTAAGTACTTTTTTCATTATAAATTCAGATACAGAACTTAGAGGCATTATAAAGCCTATAACCATAGGATCTTTTACCTCGGTATCTCTTTCAATTAGTAAATTAAAGTCTGCAAATCTTTTTTGAAGAGCTACTGCTATTTGATCAGCTTGAGTACTTAGTTTACGTATATCTATGTTCTGATTAGTAGGTTCAAATCGAATCTTAACTCCTCTTTTTGTAGGGTTAATATTTGTATCGAATACAACATTAAATTCTTCTCCTCCTAATGTAGCTTTGTATAAAGGCTTAGGTACTATTGATGCCATGTCTGTCTTTTTATATAAATAGTTACAAGTTAATCAATTCATGCTCATATGTATCTAAAGCATAGATATTGATTTTAAAAATACCAACTTCGAATGTACCTATTTCTCCGGACTCTGCTAATATCTCAGGTAACTGAGTTATAATGTTAAAGCCTGACTGATCTAACTTAGCAGCATCAAATTCTACTACTATCTGATTATTAGGTTGGCTGTATTTAGTAACCTTAAATTTGTTTTTGAGATTAAACTTAGTGTTTGGTTGCTCTAAACCATAATACTCAGCTTCTAGTACACCCATTTCATCATCAGAGTATAAAGTACTACACCATGGTTCAAGTAAAGTCATGGATTGCAAAGTAATATTCTTAATTACAAAACCTATATCATACTTATGAGGCACGATAGGCATTAAAAGCTCATCATGCTTAACAAAATGTCCCCATTTACGAATAAAGTTTCTAGTAGACCTAGCATTTTGTTTTTCCCACTCATCTGAATTCTTACCAGGAGTAGTTAATGTAGGATTAAACCTACTTCCTCTACAAGTCATATGGTAGATAGCAGCATCCCATAATTGAATCATCTCATATCCTTTTAAAAGAAATCTATTAAAGATATCTGAGTCTTCTTTTGATTGAGGAGCGTATAGAGGATCATGTCCGCCTATGCTTTGAAAATCTTCCTTCTGTATAAACCACGGAGCAAAAATACCGTTGGTAGTACCTTCATGCTTAGGTGTGTAACCATTAGCATACCAAGCTAGGAATTCTTCTTCTTTAAAGTCTTCAGGCTCTGTTCCAAAGTCCGCTAGTATCTTTTCAGGACCGTCTGGATGTAGAGGCGGTTCTATCCTAGTTAAAGATAATACAGTACCAGGTTTACTAAAAGCCACAATTTGTTCTACGGTTGCTGGTGTCATGTACATATCTGCATGCCAGATACCTACTATAGTATTAGTAGCTACTTCGTTAATTAACTTATCATACAAAATAGTATGACCGAGTCTAGTAGGGCCATCGTTACGAATAGCTTTGAAGTAAGGATCTACTTCCATCCTCTCTTTACACCATTCCCAAGTACCGTCATTACTAAAATCATCTGCTACACAATACTCTACAGAAGCAGGAGCATTCTTTCTTACAGAAGCATAAGCCCATTTAAGGTACTTTAGATTATTTCTACTCGGCGATATTAAACTTATCATAAAAATGTATTTTAAAACTCTCTTCGTTGTAAATGTTATTATAATTTGTTTTAGCTATTTCAGATTGGTCTTTATAAAAATCTTCATCACTAACTAGCATTTGCATTCTACTCTTAGCTGCTTCTATATCTCCCATCTCTACTGTTAAGTTAGGGTGTAAAACTTCTTGAGTATCTAAACCGTAATAGCCAATATTGGGTATGCCTAAATATGCGCAATTAAGAGCGAAAGTACCAGCAGCTTGTGTAGGCATTAAATGAATAGCATATTTGAATTTACTCAGTTCATATATCCAATTCGTCCAATTAGTATAAGGAATATGAATAACTAACTGCTCTTCTCCTGGCTGTCTTCTTCCCATTGATGTAGCATACACTGTAGAGAAGTACTGACTAGCAACAATAAAAGAATCAAACCCTCCGTACCACTTAACAAAGTTTCCTCCAATTATAACTCCATCTCTTTTTTCACAAGGTATTAATTTAGAACTGTCTAAGGATGTTTCTATCATAGTCGATTTTAAAATACGAACATCACTATGGTTAGTTAACCCTCTTAAATATTTCATATCTTGATAGTTATGAGCAAATAAAATATCTACAGAGCATAACGTATTGTAAAACCAAACCTGTTGATCTAAAGGATAGTCTTGGAAAAACCAGCTAGGTCCTTCCTGCATAATAGCTACCTTCTTACATATCGTACTTATCTTCTCTAAAGAATTCTTTGACATACAATATTCTATATTCTTCTTAGGAATAATCCAAATACCTAAATCGAACTTAGGTAAATCCTTTGGCCATTCTTGCATTAAAGGCAAATGAAAAGCTTCTAAAGCTATTTGCCAAGCCAAGTCTACTCTAGAATTATCGAACTCACGAGTAATTTTTCCGATATAGTTACCTTCTGTAAAAAATGCTATATTCATTCTTTGTTAATTAGTTCCCAGTAATAGTCAAAATCTAAATTACGTTGATTAAATGAGCCCCACATACTATAATAAAAAGCTTCTGTAAGCAATCGTGGATTAAAATCTTTCCAATCATCTATTATAAGCAACGGAAAATATTTAGCTAGTTGAGTTGTTACATAACTCTTTGTTACTACTGGAATAGCATTCATGTACAAAGCCTCCCATGTACGATGACAATCTATACCGTTACCATTCGGGGATAAAACAAAACAGGAGCTTTGAAGCTTTTTAAGATATGTTGTCTGGGTCGAGAAGTAATTAGCTGTAGTAGATGTATCTAAATAGAAATCATTTTCTATTCCGAAATTCTTAGCTACATCTATACATTTATTTCTCTCTAAAGGATTACTACCTGGATGTACATTTAGGTAATGTAATATAGTCTTGTGTCCTGGGTTAGCTCTTAATTCGTCGAATAGAGGCCATTTACAAAAGCGTTGATTTTCTATACCAATAGGTATAGGTATAACACCTTCGAAGTTACCATTTTGTGAAAACCATTTTGTACAGTTAGCTATAGGTGAATTAACTTGATTATCACTGTTGTGTGTAATTAAAGTTCTCCCTTCAGTATATTCCAATCCTGCTACATTAACTAAATGAGTAGCAGCGAAAAAGATTCCGTTATCTCCTCTTTCATAAAACATAATATCATTATGTTCTAACCTACCTACTAACTCTTGAGGTAGATCTAATTTACCATCTATACCTCTATAAACAAAATCTAGAACAGTACCTGCTTTATCTCTAAAACTATCTCCGCATATATATTTCATAAGTCTATTTTATTACTACTATTCCGTTATCGCCATATTCAAACTGTCTAGTAGACCCTAACCTTTTTAATCCTGCTTGTAGATCAAAAGGATTTCTATAAGATAACCCTAGCATATGTGTTATAAAGAATCCATCATCAGTCAAGTGATTGAGAGCTACCCTTAAAAATTCACAGGCACTTTCAGAATCTGGGCTGTAAGATCCTATGTTGTTATCTATAATAATATCAAACTTACCTAAAATAGAATCTAATGCAGGGTCATGTTTATCGATTAAAATTGGAAAGTAGGACTCATACTGCAAAGATAACGCTTTCTGATATTCTAAAATTGATATTGTAAGGCCAGTAACCGTTGAAGATGTAAATTGTCTTGCTATAAAGTTATTACCCACACCTACATGTAAGATTTTTAATCCTGAAAGATCATAATCAGATAAGTACTTAATAATTACTTTTTCATCTTCGGAAGGGGCTTCTATGTTCTCCCACCATGAAACTGTATAATCGTAATAGTTCATTCAATGTTATTTTTTAATTACAATAATAGTTAAAACTTTAAGCTAAGTACTTTACTATATTAACTCGCTTATAGTTTTAAATTTAATATTACATTCTGCAGTCAAATTAGTAAGCCAGGTTCGAAGATTATCATAGTTATCTTCATTCCAAACATTTTTATTCCAATCTCCAGCTATATGACTCTGAAACATTATATTATTATCACCATGCTGGTTAATATCGTTTTCGTTTATTCCATCAGCTCCAAATACCATTTTACATGGGTTCCATTCCATTCCGTGATTATGTTCGTAATGGACTGCAGCCCAATGGAAATTATGCTTTAATTGTAATTGAGATTGTTGAGAGCAAAGCCAGCCTGGGTTCCTCCAGCCAACTGGTTTGTAGTTTACTTTCTGCCATTCAGAATTCATTACAGCTATTCTATCTATAATATCTTTTTCGTTTTGGAGGAAAGCAAATTCGCATTCACCGTATAAGGTTCTATCAGGCGTCTCATGGAAGTGTCCATGTGCTGCTAGTTCGAAATATCCTTTAGAAACCATCCAATCGATCCAGTCTTTATATTGAGAAATAGGATAGTTCATATGGTAATTAGAAGGAATAAATAATGTAAACTTAGCCCCGAACTCTTTGTTTAAAGAATCTAGCATTTCCATTTGCCTATCTCCTTCTACACCCCAACCTGTTTCTGGATGGTTATCGTCTATCGATATTGTTAAGTTATATGTAGGTTTCACATTTAATATAGTTACCGTTTGATGATATGTCTTCTAAGCTAGGAGTAGCGATAGTATAAACCTTACTATACCTGGCTACTATGTCCATTACTCCTGATATAAATCCTACATTGAATACTGCATTACACCTAATGTTTGTTTGGAGTCTTATATCTCCCAACTTACTTAGATCTCCTAACGTGCAATATTTTTCGAAGGGTGTTTCATTTATTGGAATCGAACTGTAGTAATATAAAGGTAAGTTATACTCCTGTAAAATGCCAAGTATTTTAGAAAAATATTCCTCTCTATTAGCATTTATTTCTTCAGGTTTATTAGGTATAAGAAGACAGCCATACTTTGCCCCTTCTGTTATAGATAACCTTTCTATTTCTTCTTGTGAATCAAAGTATAACTCAGGGCATGAATCTTCTATTTCAGAATCTTGAAACCCGTATACCTTTAACATCTGTTCTGGAAGAGGTATATAAATGTTTTCTTCGTCGTATACTCTATAATGATCTGTAAATACTTCTCCAGGAATACTATCTACTACTCCGTCAATATAAGGATTATTCTTAAATATTAATCCAGGATTTAAAAAAGGATCATTCCAATTTCCCCATTGAGATGAATTAAATAACTTACTTAGTAATTCTCTACTAGGATAAGCTACTTTAGCGTTTGGATACTTCTCTTTAATAAGACGAGGCATAGCTGATACTATACCCCAGTCCCCTATCCCATGACAAGTTCTAAATATAATAAAGATTTCTTTACTGAATTCAGATATAGGAGAGATTTTGTTGAAGCCTAGTCTAGATACTTCTCCTCCGCTATATAGCTTATCATCTATAATTCTAAAGAATATCATTTCTTTTTAATAATAGCAGTAATACTATCTCTTCCTCCATCTCTATAGAAGATCTCTACAAAGTCAGTATTCTCTTTTAAGTAAGCAGCTTCCTCTTCACTCATATATTGAGTATACAAAGTACCTTCTTTTAATAACTCTAACATCTTTAATGTAGTTACATCTACCGAAGCATCATACCAGTCTGGAAATAAATCAAAATGAGAGGTATGTAAATCTTCTACTATAAAGTATCCACCAGGTTTAACAAATTTAAATAAGTACCCTAGGGTAGTTTGCTGATGAGGTATTAAATGAGAACCATCGTCTAAGATAAGATCATAGTGTATCGAAGTATCATCTATTACTCCTTGCAATTCGATATTATTTCCTTGATCAGCTAAGAAGATTTTTATCCTATCTTCTTCGTATTGAAACTTATCTTGATTATCTACTCCTACAATAGTAGCGTTAGGGAAGTAATCTTCCCACATACGTAAGCTAGAGTTATTTAATACCCCAATTTCCATAATCCACCTAGCATCTTCTCTCATATCTTGGAGATAGTTATGGTAGAAATTAGTAAATTGATGATTAGTAGCTTTATCAGTTTCGTACTGAAGGCCTAATTGTGTTAATTGATCCATATTATAATTTGACTAACCAAGATGTGTCTTTAAATGTTTCGTAACTATTTCCTAACTCTTCTGTTATTGCCTGTCTTACTTGCCACATACAAGAATCATGACCGCCAATATATCCTCCAGCTTTAATTTTAGGAAGCCATGCTTTAATTTCTCTCTTTACTGTATCTACTTCATGGAATGCATCTAAGTATACAAAGTCAAAAAATCCATCCTCAAAATCTAAAGAAGCTTCTACGCTATCTTTTTTTACCTTAGTAACATTCTTATAACGTTTCATAAAAGCGTCAAATCGTCTCTCTCCTTCAATTAAAATTGTCGGGTCTCCTATCTCGGCATAAGTAGACCATAAATCTACACAGTAAATTTGCTTAACACTTCTAGCAAATACTTCTGATGATACACCTGCAAAAGATCCTACTTCAGCTATGATACTGTCTTTTGTTGTTGCTTTCTCAATTAAAGGAACTAATCCTCTGCATACATTTTGTTCTCTTTCTGCACTTTCATAGTACATTCTAGGTTGATCTAGTAAATCAATCTCTATCATTATCGTATATTTTAAAATTTGGTAATAGGGTAATAAAGTTTCCTGTAAAATTAGCTTCGTCTTTAAATGACTCTACTATATGATCAGCAAAATTATGAGCTAAAATAAGCATATAATCTACCTTATGAATTTCTAAAATATCTCTTGAAACTATCTCTATGCCTGTTCCTGGCATATACTTTCCTTGCTTTATATCTGTATCGTCTATAATAAAATCTATCAGGTTATTATCAGCTCTGATACTATTAAGAAATATACAACCTTTAGCTGCTGCTCCAAATGCTGCTATGCTCATCCCTTTATCTTTCAGGTTACGTAAATAATTCTTAGCTAGATCTAAATGAGTATTTATTGTATCACCCCATTCAGTATAGTATTTAAGATCATAAGCTTTTTCTCTTTGTAAGAATTCGCTAACAGTTCCGTCTTCCTTTAATTTAGAATTTTCCTTAACTATTGTTACTCTTAAGGTACCACCATGAATAACTTGCTTCTCTACATTTACTATTCGTAATCCATGTTTCTTAAATAACTTAGTTAAAGGAGTTATAGAATAATAGTAAACATGCTCATGGTAAATCTGATCGAATTGATTAGTAACCATGTCGTGAATCCAATAAGGAAACTCTAGTACCCAAATCCCATCATCTCTTAAAAGTAATTTAATACCCTCTACAAAGGAATTAATATCTAATAAATGCTGAAAGACATTTGTGGAAGTAATAACCTTTACTTTAGGTATTAGTTTAGCAACTTTAGCTGAGAAGAAGTCTACTAATACGGAAATGCCCTTTTGTTGACTTAGTTCCGCTAGGTTTCTTGATGGGTCTATATTCAAACACTTTAACGGTATATCTGATACAGATTTAAACGCAGAGAGTAAAGTTCCATCATTACCGCCAATATCAATAACTGCATCATTATTAGCTAACCTAACATACTTATTAATGTGAGTGAACATATTCTTACAATGTTCAATGTAAGGTATATTTACTCCGGATTTAAATAAGTAATTACAAAATAATAACTCTCCGTTAACAGCATGTGTCAATGCAGAAAGTCCAGAGGAAGGATAATAAGTAACCTCGAGAGGGAACCTCTTACAGTTAAGAGAATCTTCTCTACTTTCATTGAGATTATTAACCAATGGAAAATTTCCTAGATTAAAATAAGATAGTCTTTCTGTACTGTCCGTTATAGGGCAAGCTTTAATTATTGAATATTCTGTCATAAAATTCTGTGTTCAAACTAAAATCTCTTTCGTAAGGAAAACTGGCATCTTTTACTTCTGGGTTCCGTCTTCTGGCAAACTCTAACATGGTTTTACTTTCTGTCCCTATGTTAATAACTCCTTGTATGTTACTCATTGCTGCCTTTAAAATTTTTGGAGCTATAATATCGACATAGTCTTTACTTGTTCTAAGATTGGAATAAGCTTGATCATATGGAAATTTAGGTGAACCAAAGTTTGTCCTTATTATACAACTATTTTCTACTAGTCTACTAGAACACTCTCCTCCTAATTTAGTCCAAGCATATTCATTAAAAGGTAATATCTTATCTGATTCTTTATTATTTCCATGCTCCCAATTATAAATGTAATCCGTACTTATATAAGCTAGTCTTATTTTTGCATCTAGACAATACTTAGTAACATTAGCAGCTCCTATTATATTAGTGTTAATTGCTTTGTATGGGTTTTCTCCTATGTCTATTGAATTTATTTCAGCAGCTGCATTTATAATAATATCAGGTCTAATTGACATTAATTTTTCATATAGTTTTTGGAAATCAGTTATATTAACATCTTTACCAAAACATATTAGATCTTTATCTATTTTTTGGAGTTCATTACCTAGTAACCCTGTACCTCCTAATACAACTACCTTCATTACATTTGATCATAACTACTGTTTTGCCTCTCTTGTCTATCTATAGTCTTATGATGCTGTAAAGCCCACTCCTCTAATGGAGGTAAATGACTACCGTTATTCCAGTTGGTAAGTCTTTCATGAACTTTACCTACCCATTTTATACCTGATCTATTTTTACAAATTCTGGATTGATAGTCTGGCCAGTTAACCCATCCTTTATCATTTACTCCCCAACACCAGTCTTTAATATGCTTTTCAGTTAAACCTTCGACTGTATTAACTCTTGGGATTGATATACAATCTACATCAGGGTTAGATTCTAGTACAAATTTAATAGTAGAGAAGAATGTTTCTGTTAAGTACTCATCCGCATCAATAAAGACTAAATAGTCTCTACTACAAAAATCCATAGCATTATTTTTAAATGCTGCGAAGTCCATATTTAAATCGCAATGAATTCTATGATACTCGTATCTTGAGCCTGTATTGTACTTTTCAGAAACGCTTTTAACTTCTGTAGTACATCTTGTATCTAACTGCACTAGTATTTCATCTTCACTCTCGATATACTCGTTGAGTTGATCTAGTAACCTTTCTAATTCTACATGCTCGTTACATGCAGTAACTACATAACTTATTGTTGCCATAACTATAAATCAAAATAACCTAAATAATCTAACGACTCTATAAAGTCTTTGCCAAAATTCTTTAATGTTGTGCTGTCTGATTTATGATCAATATCTTTATTAGATAGTTGATCTTTTTCTTCCTCAGTTAAAGGACGAACTTTTATTGCAGTCCAACCCCAATTATCTGCTGTTCTACCACTGGCAAATACAGTTCCTTTATCAGAAATATTAATTGCGTTAGGATACCATACTCTTCCTTTACTGTCAACTTTCTTTAAATCTTTGTAAAGAAGAGGAAGCTCTGCTTCGTATTGCTCTACGTCGTATTCTCCTTCTACAATAAAATCATTTCCAATAAAACCACATCCAAAGCAACTATAACTGTTTTTAGTTTCATTTAATGGAGTAGAGTAACATGCATCAGAACCACATAGTGGGCAGGTGATTAATTCATCAGACATTTTATATTCTTTTTAGTGTTGGTAATTTTAAAGGTGATATTTTTATAAAATTTTTATCTATAAGCTCTCTTAACTTCTCTTCCATTTTATCCATAGAAAACTTTTCTTTATTTTCTAATGCTAATTCTGAAGCTAAAGGTAAAAACGTTGCATAGTTTTTATACATCATATTCCACATTTTAACTACCTCCATTTCGTCAGGGTAAAACCATCGGGCTTCAGGTATTATTAATCCTTTACTTACTGCTGATGGGTGAACTTTGTCTACCTTACCCCCTATTAAATAAGCTTTTTCTTTAGGTAAAAAATCTAATAACCCAGACCATCCTGAAGCTGCTATAGGTTTTTTAGATCTAGTAAACTCTAAAAGAGGTCTTCCGAATCCTTCTCCTTTAGTTAAACTCACCATTGCTTTAACTTTAGGATGATTATATAGTAAATTTATATCTTTATCTTCTAATTCGCCATGAAGAAGGTAAATACTAGGCATATCACCTTTTACTTCTTTTCGAATTTTTTGAATTCTTTTCTCTATTTCATCCCTATCCATTATAGAAGAACCACCTACTGCTGTCTTAATAATTAATGCAGGTTTTGTCTTTACATTACGGAATGTAGTCAAGAAGCTTTTAAGCATATACCCTACATTTTTTCTATCATGACCTAACTCTCCCTGTAGCCAGTGTCCTACAAACAGAAAACAAAAATCTTCTTTAATAGAATTTAACTCAGTAGTTAAATCTGTCCTAGGATAGTCTTTAGGGTTAATATAAAAATACTTAGATAGATCTAATCCTTCAAATAAAACTTCAACAGGTTTTTCTAACTGTAAAGGTTTTCCACTACTCTTCTCTTTAAAAACGCTATTAGTAAATGTTGACTTAGCAAATTCGGAGGATACTAAAGTTAAATTCATTTTATTAATACCCTCAATTAAACTAGGGTCACAAATATCTGTTTCAACTCCTGCTGTAACTCCTACATTATAAATTTTTCCTAATGGTGTAAATTCGTTAGGAACAGTAATCATAAACCAATAATCTGGTTGACGTGGTACATTTAAACCTAACCCTAAGTCTACTTTATCTAATATCCATCCCCAGTCATCTATATTGTCTTCTAAATATCCCCAAGGAGTAGCTCCCCATCTTTGAGATAAAACTCTAATTTCCCATTCATCTTTTTTAAGATTATAAAGAGCTCTTACAAAGTCTCTACTTCTTTGTCCGTACCCAGAGTAGGAGTCAATTGGGCAGGAAATATAACATAACGGTTTGTTCATTTTAATATATCAATTTGTGCTTTATAGCTCTTCTTTTTTTATCTTCTATTTTTAAAAGTTGATATCTTTTTCTAGGTTTAAAAGTAGTGAAAGTCTCTTCTAAAGTACTTATAACATTTTTACACATATTAGTAGAAGACATCATAGACTCATTAGATGTAACCCATTCTCTAGCTTTTACGCCAATTGACTTTAAACGATCTGGGTCCTGAGTTTTAATGTTATAAACTTCCTCAATTTTTTTAGCTATGTCTCTAAAATCAGATCTATCGTCAAAGATATATGGAGTAGGAACTGAACCGACAATACTAGTGTTAGTAGGAAAGACTGGGAATGCCCATTCGCCTGCATCTGTATAAGTTCCGAAGTGATTAGAACAGAATTCACTATTAAAATCTATCCAATCACCTTTTTCATTGGTAAATCTCATTTGATCTTGCATACCTCCTGTTACTGTAGCTATAATAGGTTTACCTGCCATCATACCTTCAGTTAAACTTAAACCCCATCCTTCGTTAGAAGAAGGTAAAGCAACAACATCACATAAATTATATAGGAAATTAATTTCTTCTATACCTAATCTATGTTCTGATATCTTTACATTTACGTACTCGGGATCACATAATAGATCTATTACTTCAGGAAGGTCTGTTCCGTTTTCATCTACAGCTTGAGTATGTAATAATAAAAGACATTTACTAGCTTTCTCCTTACCTATCTTATCGCAGAAAATCGAATAAGCAGCTATTAGATCACTTACACATTTTCTTCTAATATTTCTAGCATTATAAAGCAGTACGAAGTTATAACTTTTACCTTCTAATATATGATGTCTAAACTTGGAGAGATCAATGTTTTCCTTTTCCATAGAAGAATCTATAGGAAAGAAATGTTTCTCGTTTATCCCATGAGGAACATAACGTAGCACTTTGTCTTTAGTTTTATCCCCCAGTACTAATTTATTAATATTTAAAGTCTGCTTCGATATAGCCATTAGAGCATCACAAGATTCATAATAAGGCTCATTATAAAGTGGAGCCGGATAATCATCCCAGATATTTAAGTAAACTAAAGGTATTTTTTTCCTGATTTCGTTTTCGATTTGGAATAACCATATCCAATATCTAGGATCTGTAAAGATCATAATAGCGTCAGGTTTTTCTATTGATATAAGCTGCCTAATAGATTCTGGACTGCCGTACCCGTTATGAGGGTAAATAATAACATTAGCGTCTTCTATTCCGTTATACTTGTTAGTTTCACCACTTAAATCTAACTTCTTACCATGCTCAGGGTGATCTATACCTGCGGCTACATTTACCCAGTTAAACCTGTGTGATGTACCTACTACTATTTCTCTAGCCATAGTAGCTATCCCTGAATGCATTCTAATATCGTCGCATAACAGAAGAATTTTTTTTCTTTCTTCTTTTACAATGTAACCTTCTTTCATTAATACTTATTTAAAACTTCCTGAAAATTCTGTGTTAAAATGACTATGTAGCATTCCTCTGAATGTCTCGTCTGTAATGTATAAATGTAACCCTCTGTCGGTTAATTTCTGTAGCGAAAACTTAGTTCTTACACACAACACTTTGAATTCATCGAATAGCTTTTTGTCAACTTTAACAGATGTTAGCTGTTGATTAATATTTGCCATAATTTATTTATTTATTATAAATATATGAATATATACTAAACACTCCAATTAATTTATTTTTTTATCGCAAAGGTCGGGTTTGTTGTCAAATGGACACCAGTGGCAAAGCTTAGTTGGATTCTTTTTGTACTCCTGTTCTATATATTCTCCATCTTTAGTAAACACTTCATTTATAAATTCAGAGAAGTCTTCATAAGCGTCTTTAACTTTCCTAGTTCCATTAGCAGGTTTGAATTCCTGTATTCGTTTAATAGGATATTCGCTAACCTCTGGTACTTTCCTTTTTACAATAAAGAAAACTACGTCAATTTTATCTTCCGGTACATTCTTTAGAAGGCTGAAGTATTTCTTATACAGTAGGATTTGATTAATTTTTGTTTGGTCTTTCTTCTCCTTATCCCCCCATCCTCTTGTAGATGTTTTTATATCGTAAATAGTATATCTATCTGCTAGTTCACTGTAGAGGACAAAATCTATAAAACCTTTGACGGTAATATTTTTAATTTCTGTACTAGCAGAAGTACTTATAGGAATTTCTATACCTTCTAACTTAGTATTTTTCTTACTGAAATACTCAGCCCTATTCTTTTTAAAGAATGAAAGTATAGCAACTCCATCTGAATGAAACTCAGATAGCTCTTTAGGAGTTGAAAAATGTATACCGTTAAATGAAGCTTGTTTATAGTTCTCTACTAACCTCTCTTTAAGATAAGAGTCTAGTTCTATTTCATCTGCCTCCTTTCCTGTTTTTTCAAACATAACTTGGAGATAATGTTGAAGTGTTTCATGAAAACTAGTTCCAAAAGTTAAATGAATACTTGGTTTGAATTCCCTAAGACCTTTAACATACGTAAGATACCATTGATGGGAGCATTGACGAAACAGAGAGTATTGCGAGTAGGATACAGATTTACTCATTTGCACTCTGCTTTAGCTTTTCTAAATAAAGAATTCCGTCTAACAACTCTTCTTGTGCATGTTGAATCCAATCTAATGTAGATAAGTCTTGTCTGTCTAGATCAGTGTTGTACTTTTCTTTACCTTTTCTTGCTCTAGCTTTTATCTGCTCGATTACAGATAGCACTACTGAATCGTATTTGAAGTCTTCGCTCATATAAATTTTAAATTATTATAACGTAACCTTCATTACATTAAAGGTAATTAATAAAAATTTATGAGCAAACTTTAAAGCATTATTTTCGAGCCTATAAGCATGAAACTTAAGGCAGGGGTACCCGGAACAGAAGATACGTTTAATTTATAATCGCAGGCTATAGAGAACTTTTTAGATATTCTTAAGTTATACCCGACCCCTCCCATTACCGAAAATGCATCTGAGAGATTCCAACCGGAACTAGTACTGTAGGATACAGGAGCAGACATAACAAATACTCCTGGAGAGATAGAATGCCTAGGGGTAAGTTGAACTGGTTTGGTCCAGAAGCCAGTAAGTGATTTTACAAAAGAATAAGATTCAGGTAAGGCTAATCCTACAAGTCCAAAGTTAGCTCCTACAACACCTATTTTTTTAGTTGGCTTAATATAAGTATAACCTCCTATAAACATTTTAGTATTAGCTACATACGCTCCTGTAATAGAATAGTTACCTATACTTTTTAGTTTACCATCCTTAAATTTCATTAATGTAGTTCTACCTGATAATGCAAATTGCTGTAGGTCTGACCAAATTATAGCACTTACCCCCCAACTAGATTGACCTGTCATAGATGATTTAGAATAACCCAATGCAAGCATAGTAGTAAAATTATTTCTATCGGCCTGTGCTACAGTTAAGTCCGAAGATACCATTATAGGATTAAGTCTTACTGCTTGTTTTTTCTCACCCTTCTTCTCTTCTTTCTTCTCTTCTTTTTTTTCTTCCTTCTTTTCTTCTTTTTTTTCTTC